GAGACTACAAATAACTTCAAGACAAGAGTTGCAAACGCTTCCGTTCAGGCCGCAGTTAACTCTCTTAGAAACCGAAACATTAACAGCAGCTATGCTTGCGCTTTCTTTCCTTGGGTTAAGATCTTTGATGAGATCAATTCAAAGCAAGTTTGGGTGCCACCATCAGTTGCAGCAATCGGTACGTTCGCTTCTTCTCAAGCAAACTCCGAATTGTGGTTCGCTCCAGCAGGATTTACTAGAGGCGGGTTGTCGGAAGGTTCGGCAGGGTTGCCAGTGATTGGCGTTTCACAGAGACTTTCGTCCAGAGACAGAGATAAACTTTACGATGCAAACGTTAACCCAATCGCAACGTTCCCAGCAGAAGGCATAGTGATCTTTGGCCAGAAGACGCTTCAGGTCACCCCTTCGGCACTTGATAGGATCAACGTCAGAAGACTTATGATCTTTGTCAAGAAAGAAATTTCTAGAATTGCTTCAAGACTACTTTTCGATCAGAACGTACAGTCGACTTGGAACAAGTTCCGAGGTGAGGTAGAACCATTCCTTGATAGTGTAAGAGCTAGACTCGGTTTGACTGACTACAGAGTAATTCTCGACGAGTCTACTACTACACCAGATTTGGTTGATAGAAACGTGATGTATGCCAAGATTTTCTTGAAGCCAGCAAGAGCCATTGAGTTTATTGCAATCGACTTTACGATTACGAACTCTGGCGCATCATTTGATGATTGAAAAAAACTTTGGCCACACTATTTAAGAGTGTGTAACATATTATTTTTAGGAGGGCAGTTATAATGCCAGGCGTAGACGGATTTTGGTCAGATGCTAGTATCGAGCCAAAGAGAAAATTCAGATGGCTCCTCAGTTTCAGAGGGGTACCACAGTGGATAATGAAAAAGGTCGGAAAACCGAACTTCAGTTTGGGAGAAGCAGAACATAGCTTCCTGAACTACAAGTTCTACTACCCTGGCCGAGTGGAGTGGTCGGAAATAAGTATGACACTTGTTGACCCAGTGAGCCCCGACGCTTCTAGGACAATGATGGCGTTACTTAAACAGTCTGGCTATGTGCCACCGCACAACTTTTTGAACGCCAACAATATACCCGATACGCAAGGATTGGAAGCAAACCGCGTATACACTATGTCAAAGGCCGGCGCTACGAAAGCGCTGGGCGGAGCGATATACATTCAGCAGATTGATTCGAACGGTAGGGTCAACGAGGAATGGAAACTTTACAATCCATTCATCAAATCTGTCAGTTTCGATGAGCTTGATTACGAGAGTGACGATCTCTTAAACATCGAGTTAACCCTTCGGTATGACTGGGCAGACCTTACCGGTCGGGGGTCTGGCGTAATCGCTTCGGAGCTTGATAAGAAACCCAGCGCTCTAGCAGCCGGCGCAGACTTTAGTGCGCTCTAATAATAAGCACAAGGCTAATTTGAGAATATAAGTTACAGTTTTTTTGTTAAAGAAAGTGAGGATATATGAGTAATAGAAATGCCAAGCGACGCGCAGCCGGCGCATCACAGGCCCCACCCCCGGCTTCAATGCCATTAAATATAAGTACCACGAACAGTTTGTTAAACTTTGCAGTCCCAACGGAGATCGTGGATCTCCCCTCAAAAGGGCTCTTCTATCCAGAGGGCAGTCCCCTGTACGGAAAAGACAACATAGAAATAAGGTTTATGACAGCCAAGGACGAGGACATTCTGACCTCTCCTTCCCTTCTCAAGAAGGGCATAGCTATTGATAGATTATTGCAAAGTGTCATCATTGATGAAAACATCAATGCAAAAGACTTGTTAGTTGGGGACAGAAACGCTTTAATGTATGCAGTTAGAATAACGGGTTACGGTGCAGCATACGAAGCTCAGGCGACGTGTAATATGTGTGGGTCCGACAACGATATAAATTTTGATTTGTCCAAGTACACAGATCATTACAGTATGCCAGAGACTACGAGCGATATTCAAATAAATTCAAATGGAACCTTCAGTGTGGATTTACCTGTCACAAAAATTAGTGTTGATGTTAGGTTTTTGACAGGCCACGATGAAGAGAAGTTGACAAAATCGACGCAGCTAAAGCAGAAGAACAGTTTGCCAGACTCACAATCTACTGATTTGCTGAAGAGCATTGTGGTAAGTGCCAACGGCGTCGAGGACCCATCCCAGTTGAGTGAATTTCTAGAGGCGATGCCCGCCGCAGACTCAAGGTTCTTGAGGGGTGTTTATTCCGACATGTCACCGAACGTCAAGTTTTCTCAAGAGATGACTTGTGAACATTGCGAAGCAGACAGCGAGGTGGACGTGCCAATCACAACCGGGTTTTTTTGGCCTGAACAATGAATACATAGAGTCTGTCTATGAGGAGTTGTTTATATTGAAACACCACGGAGGTTGGAGCTTTTTTGAAGCCTACAACTTACCGATTCAGATTAGAAGGTGGTTCATTAGAAGGATTATAAAACATAATGAAGACGAGAACGCTGAAATAGAAAAACAGTCTCAAAAATCTAGACGAAAATGATCGTAATCTAATAGGGCCTCCGAGGCCCTATTTTATTTTAGTGGTTACTAATTATGGTGTAGACTTATATCGAGGAAATGAAGTTGACAGAGCAAGAAGAGATAGTATTAGATTTTACAAAGATAAGCGAAGCACCGATGTTTCTTATGCAACAAGGTGCACAATTGGAGAGGGTGCTCAATGTTCTCTTTACTGGATCTCCTTTTCCGGTAAAGGTCAAAGGCACACCAAAACAGCTTGACAGGTTTAGTAACGCTCTCGCTGCAGAGAAAGCCTTTGCTGTCGCCTTCAACAAGCACGGACTCAACAATCCAGCCACTTACAAAAGCAGATACAGGTTGGATTCAGCGGTTAAAAAGTTCGAAAGAGACACGGGACTGGCCTGGCCGGTTAAATGAGGTAGGCGAACGTGGCTGATAAAAAAGAGTTACAGAGTATATTAGAAAAGTCCGGCCTTAGCTCAAGAGACGCAGCCCAAGCGGTAAAGTCTATTCAAGCTATGATGGGAAACAGGCCAAAATCCTCATCCCCAGAGGAAATCCAAAAACAGGTTGTCCAAGCGGAAGCAGACCTTAAGTTAAAAGCAAAAAAACTAGAACTTGAAGAAAAGATAATGAATGCTGTTGGAGAACAGTACTCAAAGCATCAGGTTTTAACTCATATCGGCCAAGAGCAGTTAGAGATAGAAAAGCTGAAGATGGACTTGCTCCTGTCTTCTAAAGACGCCACGGCGAAGGAACTTCAAGACCAAAAAGCGAAAATTATAGAGCAGGTTAAATACAACAAAGCACTAGCAAAAGGACAGGAAATATTCGCCGCCATCGAAGGTGCTTCAGCTAACCTTGCGCAAAATATAGGATTTGCTCAAAAGGGTTTCGGCAGCTTTGTTGACGATGCAACCTTGAGTGCCAAGGGATTTAAAGATCTATCTAAATCCTCTGGACAACTTTTTAAAAATGTTTTAAAGTCGTTTACTCCTATGAAACTTTTTGGCGGTTTCGTCAACGCTGCTGTTGAATCTTTTACGTCACTGGATAAAGCCCAAAACAATTTGTTTCAGTCCACAGGTATGGCAGATATGGCACCCAGGATGGCCAAAATTGCCAACGAGAGTCAGTCACTGTCAATGCGTGGCCCAGAGGTCGCAAACGCGCTTGCAGCAATGCAGACAGAGTTTCAAGGATTTTATAATTTAAACACAACTAATCAAGATACTGTATTGAAAACTGTCGCGACCCTGGAACAATTTGGAGTCGCAGCACAATCTACCGGAGAAGCCATCGGTTTTTTAACCACTTCAATGGGTATGTCGCTACCAGCATCGGAAGAGACGGCTAGAGAGCTAGCAGCACTAGCGCGGCAACTCAAGCTTCCACCGGATATGATTATATCTGGATTCAACGGCGCATCGAAAGAACTGGCTAAATATGGCCCGAGAATGGTCGGAGAATTTAAGCGAATCCAAGGTGCTAGCCAGTTACTGAATATGGATGTTGGCTCAATGTTACAGAGTATGGCACAATTCGACACGTTCGATACCGCCGCAACATCGGCTGGAAATCTTAATGCACTTTTGGGTGGGCCCTATATGGACACTATAGAGTTGCTGTCCGCCACAGAATCTGAGAGGCTTGTCTTGCTTAAAGAAGGTCTTGAGGTGTCCGGCAAGTCTTTCGATCAGCTTGATAAATTCAAAAAAGCCGCCATTGCTGAACAGATGGGTATGTCTGTCACACAACTAGGAAAAATGATGGCAAAAAGCTCCGACCAAATTCGAGCCGCAATGGCCGATGCAGACACCCAAGCTGAAACAGCAGCCAATATGCAAAAAGAAAGAGTCAGAATGATGGACGTCATGACTCGCCTAGGTTTAGAACTAGAAAAAGCAATGACGGCTGCTTTCGGCAATGATCTTTTTAGCGATAAGACGATGAAAAATATCAAGGGTGTTTTTGAGGGAATATTTGGGTTAGTTAAGGGCATTGCCAAAGTTATGGGAACCGTCAGTGGTGCCATAACGTCAATAACCGGAAGTCCGATAATGGGTGTTCTTGGTCTCGGCGGTGCTGCTGCTATTGGCACATTAGCAGTGAAAGCTGCTATGGGTGCCGTAATGGGTCGCTTGATGCCAGGCGGCACACCAATAAATCCTTCTTATGTTGTTCCGCTTGGTGGTGGAATGGGCGGTATGGGTGGCGGCGGCGGCGGCGGTAGACGCAGATTCCGCATACGCGGCGGCAAGGGTGGCGGAAAGTTCGCAGGCTCCAAATTCCAGGGAGGCAAACCTCCCGGCGGACTGGGCAGCAAAATCGTCGGAATGGGCAGAGGAGGTATGCTTGGAAAAATGGGCGCTGCGACAGCGGGCCTCTTCAGCCTTGGGTCCTTGTCCGATACGGGTAAATCCTTGGTGGGTGGTGCAAAATCGTTTGGTACTGGTGCAATGAATATGGCCAAAGACGCCGGCGGATATGTAAAAAACAAGGCAGGGCAAGCAGGATCTTTTATTGCTGAAAAGTCTGGGCAAGCCGGCGCGTTTGTATCCAAGCATGCAGGAGCACTAAAAGACAAAGCTATGAATTCTAGTCTAGGTAAGCTTTTAAGTAGTATCGACAAGGGCAAAGGTTTGAAGATTTTCAAGGCAATAGGTAAACTCCCATTGGTGGGTGCGTTGATCGAGACTATTATGGCCGGCAGCAACATCAAGGGACTTATAGACTCCGGCGAACGGGGTGCTGACCTTCATCAGCAAATAGGATCACAAGTGCTTAGTTCGGTCGGAGGCGTAGCAGGCGGCGCACTCGCTACCGCAGCGCTTAATACCGTTACGGTGGGTGCCGGCGCAGGTGCCTCGCTACTTGCTTATATGGGCGGCGATTTCCTGGGTCGCACACTTGGAGGTTATATGGCTGAAAGCCTACCAGGACTTTCAGTGCCCATCGGTCGGTTTGTTTCTGAAGCATTCTTTGGTGACGATTTGAAGAAACCAACTCCAAAACAACCCCAGGCCATGAACGACGCATATATATCTTCACCGTCTGGCGGCGGCGCAAGATTCAACTCCAGTGACGGATTTGAAGCAGTGGCGTCAAAAGAAGGCGGTGTGTTGGCTAAGAAGTTAGACAAGTTAATAGATATAATGTCCAACAGCGGTGGGGATCAAAGAGACGTTGTTATAAACATAGACAGAAGAGAAATAGCCAGGGCAGCAATAAACGGTATAAATAAAGACTTTTATAATCTAAGTACTGTATAGAACAAGATCAAGGAGAACAACGCTAGATGTCAGGTCGCAAGATATTCAATAGTTCGTTAAATTCAGTTGGCCATCGCTCGGGACCAGCAGACAATATAGGTCCAGGGTATGTGCCAGCCGACGACGGATTCGCAAACACTCGGTTTTGGCAAATTGACCTACATCACATTGCTACAGGGAAATGTGTACAATTTAAATCTTTCTTAACTCAATTCGAAGATAGGTGGAAAAGTGATTTCAAGTCTGTCTCAGTGTATGGTAGGATGGACCCGATTCAGATATTCCAAGGCACACAGAGGGTTATAGAATTGGGCTGGTCTGTGCCATCTGTTAGTGTGAACGACGCTCAAGCGAACTTGCACAGTTTTGAACACTTGTCATCGATGTTGTATCCAACGTACGAAGTGAGAAAGAACAATTTAGGTCAAACCATTCGCACTATGTCTTCTTCACCAGTGATGAAAATAAAATTTGCAAACTTAGTGCAAGATGTTCGAACAAATACCACCTCCCCCAGCGCAGTCGAGGGGGGTCTCGTGGGAACAGTCTCTGGATTTTCTATGAAGCCAAACCTTGATATGGGATTCTTTAATCCGGCACCCGGTATTCTGTATCCAAAAGAGTTTGAGCTTTCTTGTACATTTACGGTTCTTCATTCTCACGCTCTCGGGTGGAACGAAGACAATATAAACTGGCTTGGTGATGACGCCGGCGCGACAAATTACGCATACGGCGTTCACCCGATGACCGGAGATCATTCTATATGTAAAGACACGAGAAAGGCAAAACCTGCGAACAAAGCAGCTAGTGAGAAAAGAGAGATCGTATCAGATTCAGAGGTAGGTATATCCAGTCCAGATGCTCCGATGTCAATCAGTGTTGCGGAGTTAAATCAAAGCAGACTCGCAGAACAGCAAATATTCAGTGACCCTGATGACCCAAGTAATTATATGTCAGGCGGAGACTAAAATGACTAGAAGATATTCCAACAGAAGAACAGTAATTAATGATTTGGAGCAATACCAACACAAGTTCGCCAAAAGAAATAGAAAGTTTATTAGAATGTACTCCTCTCCAAATTTAAAACATCTAAATTTGCGTGATCTAGCAGAGATTCAAACCTTTCCTTATCGTTGGGGGCTGGGCGATAAATTCTATAAGCTTGCTGCTGATTTTTATGGCAACCCTGAACTTTGGTGGGTCATATCCTGGTTTAATCAAAAACCCACAGACAGTCATGTAAGACCGGGAGACTTATTGTATATACCAACTCCAATTGACGATGTACTTACCAAGTTGGGAGTTTAAAAGTGACGGAAACGATAAAGGCGGTGGCCCCCTCTTCTCGTGGGGTCGTAAAAACCGAGGGTAAAAGTAAAACAGCACTACAAGGAGCGTTTACCCCCGAAGAAAATGCATTCTATAAACTCTCCAAAGAGGATCAACTGGACAAAATTGAGGAGGCTATGGAGAAGCGCGGTGTAGAACCGTCAGCGGAAGCTGTAGACGACGAATTAGCCCGAATACTACAAAAAAAGACAGACGTCGCCAGCGCTATTGGAGTACTTGAACGAAATTACAATGAGGGTTACTTTCTGATCTCAGCTCTTGAGGATCTGGTTGCGCATAACCAAAAGAACTCATATGGAAAATATTTTACATCACTTAGGTCTGAAAGTTCGATGTCTCCGCAAAATTTATTCAACAAGTTTTCTGGAATTGAAGACTTTAACACAATTACACCTATGCAAGTTTCGTTATTGACTCCATATATGAGGTTTTCTCTGCTCAGGCAAGACCGCCGCAACCTGGGGGTAAACATAAGCGAAGTAGAGATACCCTTTCAGGGGGGCTATCTAGATGCCAATTCCTCTATGTTGGATCCTTTTGCCAGAGGCCAGGTGGGTAAAGGTAATATAGGAATAAAACAATTTCAGTGGGATTTACGCGGCAAAGACCCAGCATATCAGGGCAACATAACTGCAAAGCTTACGATATTTTGCGACACTCTGTCCCTGTTGGACCAAGAACCATATAGAACGATATTTGCTAGAAGCCAAACCGGGGTCGAGATCAAAGCGGTAGTTGGATGGTCCGCATCCACCGGCGCTAAAGAACTTCTGGGAGAAAGACTCTACAACGCCGTAAAACAGGCAAGAGCGACTTTGGTTATGAATATGGTCCAATTTGAATTTAATTTCGAACAAGACGGATCGTTCGACTTGGTGATAGACTACGTTGGAAGAATTGACAATTTCACTAAAAGCTTCGACTTGTTGTCGGTGCACAGAGATCAAGTAGTCCGCCGAGCCTCCGCCGTCTCTGCACTGAACACTTTATCAAATAGCCCTTTGGCCACCAAAGGGCTTCCTGTCTCTGGCCCGATCAACGAGACTCCCCTAGACGTGAAAGCACAAGAATTTGGTTTAGAAAATTTTGAAGAACTGAAAATGGCAAACCCCGAATTGGCAATGCAGCTTGAAGAAAACACTGCCGCTCAAATTATAATTGAAGCAACGGAGAACTTGAATCAGCAAGATCAGCTTAATGTCACCGATGAGTTGCAGGGCAAACTCAAGGACGCCCTCAACGCCGGAAACCCAGAAAAGTTCTTAGAAGAAGAGGTCATCGCGAGCATTGACAGAGAAACAGCCCAAAGAAGACAGGAGAATATGTCAAGAGTTCAGAGAATGCTTAACAACTTTGGTAAAGATGAGAGTAGGATCAGGATACTTAAAGTAGATAAGGCCGCTTATGAGAAATATAAGCGGAGTATTGAAAACAGAGCCTCTGCAAGTCAAATGAACAAAAAGATCAGAGAAGAGAATTCAAAACTAGCAATTGTAGAAAAAGGTGTAAACGAAAGCCAGAGGTCTAACGACCCGCGTGCTTCTGATGCCGCCAAAATAAAACAAGATCAGGAAAAACTGAACGGTGAAGTTGGGAATGGGGAGGATAAGGGGTCCAAGGGCCCGAAGCAGAAACCAAAAGATTTAGTTGTTGTACCGGACATCGCTGCAAGCCCCACAGGTGTCAGTATATCTGCCGGTGAAATTCTTTCGGAAATAACTTATGACTCTCAGGACGCTGCCAATTCTCATTATATATCATTCTTCTATCTTGGCGATTTGATCGAAGTGTTATACAAGATTGCAGAAGAATCTAACAAGTCTGAAGAAATGCCATATATGATATTAGGGAGCTTCTCTTTTAATAATCTCTTCAAGGGCACTAGTCAAATGATTGAAATGGTGGACATTCCAATAACGGTGGGAAGATATAACGCTTGGTTTCACAAGAATTACGTCGCAAAGAAGCGCTCGTCAATCCCTCTGTCTGATTTTTTGAATGACCTGATTAGAACCTTGATTAGACCTGTTTTCACAGGAGAGGCATTCTATGAATCACCTGCTAGCGGAAATCCTAATGTTGTCAAAATGGTTGCGGGAGAAATGAGTAGTAGAAGATTTTCTCCAAAGATCCTAGGGCGGCAAAACTTAACTAGTTTAGTGTCGGAAGATTCAGGACTATTCCACTATCCAGGCAACGGCAAACCCAAGCCGTACTTACTTATTTCTTCAGATATTAACAAGCCGGTAACTTCTGGTGGCAATAAAGCGAAGGACGCGGCAAAAGGCATCGCGCATTATTATATGGGTCAGGATTCTGGCTTGATACACAATGTTAGCTTTCAAATGGAGCCGATTAAAGGGCTTAGAGAATCTGCCATTGTCTCCGCCGCTAAAGGTTCCTCTGTAGACATTGCTCGCCAGCCATACCAAGTAGGGATATCTGCTTTGGGTAATACGATTTTTACGTTGGGAAGTAGATTTTATCTACTTCCAACCCTTCCTGGAAGGGGTGCTGCGTCCACTGCTGGTCGTCTGGGTTTGGGGGGCTACTACATCGTCAACAGCATATCCAATACGATATCTCCAGGTAGATTTGACACGACCATTCAGGCAAAACAAGAGTCTATGGCGGTTTATAACACGAACGGTGCACTGAGCAGCGAGAAAGCTGACAGCTCCACAAACAGCCTTACCCAGGAGAAAGCAAAATGAGAGACGGAGTAATATATCCACCCGCTTCCAACGACTCCAAGACCAGGATGTCGTACTATGGTAGAAGGCAATATAAAACCATCGCCAAGAGGCTGATGGGTCCAAGCATCATCGATCGCCACATTGATTTAAACTTAAAGTATTCTCTGTACGGAAAGATCAACCACTTTGGTGAGATTGTCGCATTGAATAACCAAGGTACGCTAGCTCCTCTCACTGCTGGTGGTTCTATTTTTTGCGTAGATTTCGTCGCTGACGCATTCGACGAGTTTAGGAAAAACTTGGAAAGACATTCAGCGAAAATTGGCGGTCTGACGATCCCAGGATTAGAGCTGACAGCAGCCGCCTCACGAGGCTACGAGAGTCCTGTTAAAAAGTATAACTCTCACATTGAGCAAGTGAAAGGGCTTTTTGCTGAAAAGTTCCTGTTTCCAAAGAGGAACGAAATACAAACCATAAACCAAATGGCTTCTGAATTTCTGGAATTTGTCAAAGTTCACGCTAGCATTATGACAATCACTTATGGGTCATTCATTTTATCCACTCAGTGCTCTCATCACACAACTGGCTTGGCGATTGACGTAATGAGCAAGGACTATGGTGACGACTCTTTAAAAAACGACCTGTTTTTGAATGAAGACTACGATTTGTATACAAAATTGGCAGCAAAGTCTGGATTCAAGATCAATATTAACGCACCCTGGAACCTAATTGCCGACCTCTCATCGAAAGCAATTCAGAAACATATGAGTTATTATGGTATTTCTGGCGGAGTGGAGTTTCTGAGCCAGTACTTTATTCAAACATATGCTCAAGATTTTGCAAAGATGAAAGAAATGATAATACAGATGTTTTACGAGTTCTCAAGAGACAACCCTGTCATCGTAACAAACAAATACTGCAAGGATGGATCAATCAAGAGCAAGCAACAGGTACCAAGGCCCGCACCAAGCCCTTTGGAACAGATCGAGCAGGAAATAGATCTAAGAACTTTGGTTGAAATATACCTGCACTGCAAATACAACGAAAATGCAGTTAGAACTTCTCAAGTGCAGTTTGACGAGATAAGAGTTGCCGCCCTCTATGAGGCACATCGCCGAGGGCCATTAGCCTCTTTCAAATACCTGGATAAAGTGTTCACAGACTTAAATCCAAAAATCATATTATCGAGACAAGGGTCCGGCTTGACAACCCGCCCGAGCAGTGATATTGTCCAGGATGAGGATGAAGTTCCACCTGTGCCAAACGCACCTGCTGGGACTCCTGGTGGCGGATCATATTAAAAAAAGAGGGTAGATGTACTTTCAGGTTGTCGACGACAAAAAAGAGTGTGTAGCTTTTTACAGCGCTGGAGCGCTGAAGTATGAAGATATTGATGAAAAATGTAAAAGAACTTGGGGCTACACTTCATCTCTTTTCGGAAAAGATATTGAATTTGCAAATCTCTATGTCTCTGGGGCTCCACTCGCGGACCACTGCCCCGAAGTAATATCCGAAAGGTTCGAGAAAATAAATGAAAAACTCAAAGCGTTTTCCGAATCTATAAAGACTGCAGATATAGACATGAGAGATCACTGTTTGTTCGACCTCATACCTGAAAAGCACATATGTGAGCTTTTAGAATGTAGAAACATAATAACTCAACACGTATTTGAGAATTACAAAAAGCCAGAAAACTACAATCATTTGCTGGGTGCTGTAAGGCTAGTTGACGATATTGGTTGTGAAGAACTCAACATAGACTTTGCACGATTGAAAAAGGATTACCACGATCAGAAAGTTAGGAGGTTCCTCAAAAAGGTCAAAGGTATAGAACACTGTGTCTCGTATAATGTTTTTGGTTCAAAGACGGGAAGACTTACCACCAACAAAAGATCATTTCCGATACTTAACTTGGACAAGGATTTAAGGAAGTATGTCAAGCCAAGAAACGACCTGTTTGTTGAACTGGATTTTAACGCAGCAGAGTTGAGAACCCTCCTAGCACTTTCTGGAAAGCCCCAACCACAATTAGATATCCACGAATGGAATCTTCAAAACCTTTCGGGACACTCAACGACCAGAGAGGAGATTAAGAAGCGCACTTTTGCCTGGTTATACAACCCTGAAGCGCGAGATCGGGCACTGGAGCGCCTTTACAACAGGGATTGGGTCAAAGACAACTATCGGCACAAGGCGGGCGTTAGAACGCCGTTCTCGCGCTATATTGAGGCAGACGACAGAGTGGCGCTGAACTATATAGTCCAAAGCACAAGCAGTGACATGTGTATTGAACAAGCAATAAAAGTTAATAATTTTCTTGAAAAAAGAAGAAGTAATATCGTATTCTTAATGCACGATTCGATAGTTGTGGACTGTTGCGCTTCAGACAAAGCAGACCTGATGGAAATCTTGAGCATCTTTGGGGCTACTAGGTTCGGAGACTACAGGGTAAATCTAAGTATCGGCAAGAATTTCGGTGAAATGAGGAAAGTCAATTGGATACAATAATAGGCCTGGGTACCGCCGGTTGTAATGTCGCGAGGTCTTTTTCAGCCTTCCCACAGTACAAAGTATATTTAATCGACTCTAAAGAGTCAGACGAAAAGAAGTATTTCAGGGTACAACCCCAGGACTCGCCAGAGTTGTACGAATCTAGTTGCCCGAGTGTAAAACGTTTCTTGGCTAGAATCACAAAAGATGTCCTGTTTGTAGTTAATGGGGCCAGCGACATCTCTGCGATCACCTTATCGATCCTCCAGCAAATACACCACAAGTCAAATATCAACGTCTTGTATGTTCAGCCGGATGCTTCGTTGTTGAACGAGAAAAAGAGACTGCTTGAGCGAACTGTTCGACATGTCTTGCAAGAATACACAAGGTCGGGCGTTTTTGAAAAGATGTTCCTCGTTTCCAACGACAGTGTGGAGGGCTGTATGCAAGAGGTTCCGCTTAGGAACTACTATGGCGAGTTAAATCAAATGATTTCAGCAACATTCCACGGAATCAACGTATTCAACCATATAGACTCTGTTACTGATACATTCTCTGGCCCTGCGATTGGGAACAGGATTTGCACCATTGGCCTGCTTGATCCCACCACCGGTGAAGAAAAGATGTTCTTTCCCCTTGACAGCCCAAATGAGACCCGCTACTATTACGGTATGTCAGAGAAACAAATTGATGAGGACAAGACCTTGAGAAAAAAGATCATAACTCAGATAAAAGGCAAGAACATCAATAAAAATAAGATTAGTTATGGAATCTACTCGACAGAGTACGACACAAACTACGGATATGTAGTTTCATATTCTTCACAAATTCAACTTGACATAAAATAAAGCATAAGATATATTAGAGAGAGTTGGTCGGGAAATTTGCCGACCTGCTATAGCGATGAGTGCAAAAAAAACAATACCACAAGGAGGTAATATAATGGCACTGAATATGGATAGAATGAAAGAGAAGCTTAACAACTTAACCGGCAAGGGCGATTCCAAGAACGTTTTTTGGAAGCCTGTGGATGGAGAGAGCAATATTCGCATTGTTCCGACCGCAGATGGAGATCCGTTTAAGGAATATCACTTCCACTATAACGTAGCACAGGGTGGTTTCTTGTGCCCTAAGCATAACTTCGGAGACGAGTGCTCGGTTTGTAATTTTGCAAGCAAGCTCTGGAACGAAGGTACAGATGATAGTAAGAAGATGGCGAAGGACCTCTTTGCCAAGAAGCGATTCTTTTCTCCAGTTTTGGTCCGAGGAGAAGAGTCTGAGGGCGTTAGAATCTGGGGTTACGGCAAGATGGCATACGAAAGTTTGCTAAAGATTGTCTTCGACCCAGACTACGGGGATATTACAGACCCTGAAAGCGGAAACGATCTTAAGATTATGTACGGAAAGCAGCCTGGAGCCAGCTTCCCACGGACAGACATCCGTCCTCGGCCTCGAAAGACGACTCTGTGCGACGACTCAACCGGTGGTGATGACCGCTGTGCAGAATTGCTTGAGTCGATCCCTGCTTTTGATTCCCTCTTTGAACGAAAGTCTTCTGGTGAAGTTTCATCGTTACTGGACACTTTCTTGGATGCCGACTCTACGGATAATCAGGTAGAGAAATACTCGGCCCCCAAGACTATGGCTGTTGAGTCTTCTACAGACTCTGTGGATGCTGCGTTTAACGATCTCTTGGGCAAAAATTAGGAGTAAGACTTGAAAGTGGCAAAACTAAGACCGGGGAATGTTTCCCTAGAAGAGGCAATGCGCCTCATAAACAAGAAGGCTGGCAGGGAGGTTGCTCACAACTTAAACAACCAAAATCCAACCGAAGTTACGGATTGGATTCCTACTGGGTCGAAGTGGTTAGACTCCATAATTTGCAAAGGTCGTTCAGCGGGCATCCCTGTGGGCAAGATCTGTGAAATTGCAGGTCTTGAAGCTACCGGCAAAAGCTTTCTAGCAGCACAGGTTGCAGCCAATGCTCAAGATATGGGCATCGACGTCGTTTATTTCGACTCGGAGTCTGCAATCGACCCTTCCTTTTTGGAAAGGGCAGGTTGTTCGCTGAACGGTTTGATGTATATCCAAGCTGAGTCCGTGGAGTTTGTTCTAGAAACGATTGAAGAACTGTTAGGTACGGAGAACCGATGGCTCTTTATTTGGGACTCTCTCGCTCTAACGCCGTCAGTCTCTGACGTTGAAGGGGATTTTAATCCTTTGTCATCGATGGCAGTAAAGGCTAGGATTCTCTCTAAGGGCATGTCTAAACTAACAGTGCCCATTGCGAATAGTAACGCTACGTTTTTAGTCTTAAACCAATTGAAGACGAATATAACTCGCTCACCGTCGGAGGCAATGACAACTCCATATGTTACGCCCGGCGGTAAAGCTATGCACTACGCATATTCTTTGAGGATCTGGCTAACTGGCAGAAAAGCAAAGGCTAGTTTCGTATTGGATGACAATGGTTTCCGAATCGGATCTGAAGTTAAAGTGAAGATCGAAAAGTCTCGTTTCGGGACCGCTGGTCGAACCTGCAACTTTAAGATCCTATGGGGAGACGAAGATATCGGAGTTCAGGACGAGGAAAGCTGGTTTGACGCGATTCAGATCTCAGAAAGACTGAAATCTTCAGGAGCTTGGTACACCCTTGTCCACAATGATGGCACCGAAGAGCGCTTCCAAAGAAAGCAATGGACTAATAAACTTCAAAGCGATAAGTTTAAAGAGTCTGTGTTGAAAATTATCGAGGATGATGTTATAATGAAATTCGATAAGAAACAAGGCAATGCTGCTGACTATTACGATAGTGAAGAGGTCCCACCTGCCGAGGAATAATAATCTTCGATTATTTCTTGGCCCCGCACCCCAAAGTGTTAAAAAAGATGCTTTGGGGTGCTTTTTTTTGTTTAGGAGTTTTTATGAAGAGAGCGATGATCGTAGATGCGCACAATCAGTACTTGAGGGCGTATATATCAGACCCGTCTACCTCTTATAGTGGTGAACACATTGGAGGCATCTGCGGGTTCTTGAAAGTCCTGAACAAGCTCTCTAGGGAGGTTAAGCCAGATCAAATAATTGTAGTTTGGGACGGAGCAGGCGGATCTCAAAGACGAAGATCTGCCAATAAGAACTATAAATCCGGCAGAAAGCCTCTCAGGTTGAATCGGGTGAACGCGAACTTCACCGCAGAACAGGAGACGGACAATAAGATTAGACAACAACTGAGGTCTATTGAGTATCTGAACAACTCGCCCGTAATCCAGTTTATGGAGCCCGCGATAGAAGCTGATGACGTTATCGCTTTTGTCAGTAAGTTCACAAAGTACAAAGAGTGGCAAAAGATCATTGTGTCGAGCGATAAGGACTTCATCCAATTGCTCGATGAAAAGACAGTTCTTTACAGACCTACACAAAAAGAAGTCCTTAACAAGAACAGTGTTGTTGAGAAGCACGGTATACACCCGAACAACTTTGCTTTGGCGAGGGCTGTTGCGGGAGATGTAAGTGACGGTTTGAAAGGGGTTCAGGGTGTTGGCCTTCCCACTGTCGCAAAAAGGTTCTCTTTCCTGGCGGAAGAGAAGGACTACAGTATATATGAGTTGTTAAGGTACTGCCAAACCCTGGCTGAAAGTTCCAAGATCAAGGTCTATGAGAACATACTATTGAATCAGGAAGTGATTGCTGGAAACTATGGATTGATGCAGTTGTCGTCTCCTAGTATATCCCCACAGACCAAGAACAAAATAAGAGACCAGATCGACAGCTTTGTCCCACTGTTCAATAAAACCAACTTCAGGACGATGATGTCTAAAGACGGATTCGGCCAGATAGGACTGTCTGACCTGTTCGCGTCGTTTAATCATACGGTAACACCCGAATAGGTTGACCCTCCCAAAAGCTTATGCTAATCTGGTTAAAACCAGGAAGGAACACAATGAATCAAGAAAAAGAAGACTTCTCCAAATTTGGAAAATCTTTCCAAGAGGACTTGTGTCAACTGATGCTGAGAGACAGACCATTTGCAGACCGAATGTTTGAAGTCTTGGACATTAACTTTTTGGAGTTAAAACATCTGCAGGTGTTCGTCCGTAAGATTTCCAGCTATCGCAAGAAATACAAGGTCCACCCCACAGAGAAGATCATGAGGGCTATCGTAAGAACAGAACTTGTAACCGAGCCGGAATCTGTTCAAATAAGAATAAGAGATTATTACGCAAGGGTGGTTTCCTCTGAGCTTGAAGTGGAGGGTTCTGAGTTCATCAAGAACACTGCTCTTGAGTTCTGTAGAAAACAGAAGCTAAAAGAAGCTCTGATTAAGTCAGTTGATTTGATGAAGCGTTGTTCTTTTGACGAAGTTAGGAGCCTGATCGACAACGCGCTGATTCTTGGCAGCGATAATGATTTCGGGTATGATTATTTAAAAGACTTTGAAAAGAGATTCGAACTCAAAGCCAGAAACCCAGTTTCGAGTGGTTGGGTGGATATTGATAAAATCACCAAAGGCGGCCTAGGTAAGGGTGAACTAGGGGTTGTGATCGCACCAACTGGTGCAGGAAAGTCGATGGTCCTAGCACATCTAGGCTCAGCCGCCGTAAAAGCAGGCAAGAAAGTAGTTCATTACACTCTTGAGTTATCGGACGCTGTTGTGTCTTTGAGGTATGATAGTTGCATCACCGGAATAGAGCTTAACAACTTGCCAGTTTTCAAAGAAAAAGTGTATGACGAGATAAAAGACATCGCCGGCGCATTGATCGTAAAGGAATATCCGACCAGATCCGCGTCGATCGTCACAATAAAAAACCACTTGGAAAAATTAATAAATCGCGGTTTCGAGCCTGATTTGATAATTGTTGACTATGCTGATTTGATAAGACCAGAATCTTCTTCGAAAGATGAGAAAAGACACCAACTAGAGACTATTTACGAGGAGTTGCGAGGAATTTCTCAAGCTAATAGTTGTCCAATATGGACAGCTTCGCAAACAAATAGATCAGGTCTTAACGCCGAGGTCATTACAATGGAGTCTATTTCAGAGGCATTCAATAAATGCTTCGTGGCTGATTTTATCTTCTCTGTTTCAAGGACAGTCAAAGATAAAACTACCAACGGAGGCAGAATATTTGTCGCCAAAAATAGAAACGGACCAGATGGGATTATTTACCCCATCTTTATGGACACAAGCTGCGTTAAGATAAAGGTGTTGCCGGCCATGACCGAGAGTGTGGAGGACTTGATTGTTAACGCTGCGAAGCAACAACACGAGCACCTAAAAGAGAAGTACAAGACGTTTAAGAAGGAGAAAAGTAATTAATGGAATTGTCAAATCAGATATTATCAGAAATCACAGTACATATGAAGTACGCAAGATACTTGGAAAGTAAACAAAGAAGAGAAACGTGGGACGAACTAGTAACGCGCAATATGAACATGCATCTAAAAAAGTTTCCCGAACTGGAACTTCAAATCGTCAAGGCTTACAAAATGGTCTTCGATAGAAAAGTTTTACCTTCGATGAGGTCAATGCAATTCGGCGGCAAACCAATCGAAGTGGCCCCCAACCGCATTTTCAACTGTGCCTTTATGCCTGCTGATGATTGGCGCTGCTTCGGAGAAGTAATGTTTCTTCTTCTTGGGGGCACGGGTGTCGGATACTCAGTCCAAAAGCATCATGTAGAGAAATTGCCAGAGGTTACACGACCAAATATGAACAGGACGCGACGTTTCCTAGTTAACGACTCCATCGAGGGATGGGCCGACGCGGTGAAAGCCCTTGTTCGCTCTTATTTTCAGGGTGGCTCACACCTTCGTTTCGATTTTACGGATATCCGACCAAAGGGAGCGGCACTAATCACTTCAGGTGGTAAGGCCCCAGGACCACAACCTCTTAAAGAGTGTCTGGTCAAGTTAGAAGGCATCCTCTCAAATTGCGAGAACGGAGATAAACTTTCTACAATCGAAGTTCATGATATGATTTGCCACATCGCAGACGCAGTTCTTGCAGGTGGCATTAGGAGAGCAGCGCTTATTTCCTTGTTTTCAGCAGATGACGAGGATATGATTGCAGCAAAAACAGGAAACTGGTGGGAAACCAGCCCACAACGAGGTAGAGCTAACAACTCTGTTGTGTTGTTGCGCCACAAGATCGATAAAGAATATTTTATGAACCTCTGGGACAGAGTGAAGGCTTCAGGTGCTGGAGAACCCGGTTTTTATTTTTCAAACGATAAAGACTGGGGAACCAACCCTTGCTGTGAGATCGGTTTGCGCCCATATCAGTTCTGCAACCTTACAGAAGTCAACGTATCCAACGTAGAGTCCCAAGAGGATCTTAATGAGAGAGTCAGAACAGCAACCTTCATCGGAACATTGCAAGCCAGCTACACCGACTTCCATTATCTTCGTGATATTTGGCGTAGAACAACAGAAAAAGACGCACTTATTGGTGTTTCTATGACTGGTATTGCCTCTGGTGCTGTTTTAGAGCTTGATATGAAGGAAGCAGCCAACGGTGTAAGGAAAGAAAACGCAAGAGTCGCAGCGTTGGTTGGCATCAATCCAGCAGCCAGAACAACTTGCGTAAAGCCAGCAGGAACTACAAGCTTGACCCTCGGCACGTCTTCAGGCATTCACGCCTGGCACAATGACTACTATATTCGCAGAATCCGTGTAGGTAAGAGCGAACCTATCTACACACACTTATTGAACAATCACCCGGAGCTTGTCGAGGACGAGTACTTTAGCCCTCATACTACCGCTGTTATTTCTATTCCCCAAAAGGCCCCAGAGGGCTCTATTATGAGAACAGAGTCGGCATTACAACTGCTCAAGAGGGTGAAGACTGTAACTGCCGAGTGGATAAAACCAGGTTTTCGCAAGGGGCAGAACACGCATAATGTTTCAGCAACCGTATCAATAAAAGATGCGGAGTGGGTCGATGTCGGCGAGTGGATGTGGGACAACAGGTCCAGTTACAATGGTCTTTCCGTGCTTCCTTATAACGGGGGGACCTATACACAGGCTCCCTTTGAGGATTGTTCCAAGGAGACCTACGAAGCCATGATGGCATCTCTGAAGAATATAGATCTGACGAAAGTTTCCGAAGAGGAAGATAATACCAATCTTTCAGGAGAAATCGCCTGCGCCGGCGGCGCTTGTGAAATAAAATTCGTATAAATTGCTTGATTTTTGTCGTATAATATATTATATTTCTTAAACAACATAACGAAAGGAGACTATATGTCTTTTAATCGAGAAGAAGATATGCTCACAAGAGACGAACACGTCATCAACTTTGTCAAGTCCTTTGTGGCCTTAGAGGAAGAAATGAGACCATACAAGGAACAACTTAAAGACTTAAGAGCCAACTATGCAGAGAACGAATGGCTCACAAAGGCCGATATGCGAACAGCAGTAAGAGTCTTTCGTATGCTCAAGCAGGGAGACGACATTGAGACGTTCAACGATTATTTTGATCAACTAAAAAAGACATTTGGGGGCCCGGATGAGTAGTTTGCCTCCCCGACTGAAACCAACTAATCGCCATCTTACTATTGTGCCGCACTTTACGGAACGTGAGACGGAATCCGGGGTACTCTTACCGGATGATTACAGGCCAGAGGAAGGCAGATACATCGAAGCGACAGTCATTGACGTGTCCGAGGATTGCTCGAAGCAATTCGAGGGGCTCAGGCACGGAACAGTGAGGCAAAAGAAAATAGTTGTCGACGGGTCTATGGTCCAAGAAATAAAGATCGGCGATAGAAGGACGTATATTGTTTTGGAAAATCACGTTGTTGGGATTTACAGGGGCTTAGATGAGAATTGAAATCTTCGGTGATGACATAGGTGCGGTTGAGTACGTTTCACATATGGGTTCAGATCTCTCGGTTGTTAATGCGGCAAGGGTGTCTTTTGGCTCAGAAAAAAAAGAAGTAGATGAGAAAGATATCAAGCTCATCAACTACCTTATGGACCACAATCATAGCTCTCCTTTCGAGCATTGTGCTGTCACATTTCGGTTTACAGTGCCTCTCTTCATACGTAGCCAGCACCATCGACACCGTACTTGGGCCTATAACGAGATTTCTAGGAGATACACTTCCGTAAATATCAATTTTTATGAACCTAAAGAGTTCAGACGGCAACACGAGAGCAACAGGCAGGCCAGTACAGACGATTTGGTAAACCCAATTGTAGAATATAACAGGGCTGGCTTTCCTGTCTCGGCCAATGCTTCAGACCTAGTCAAGGCACATCATCAAGAGTGTATAAAACTCTTTGACAAGATGCTTGAATCGGGAATATGCAGAGAACAAGCAAGGGGGGTGTTGCCACAGAATTTATACACTCAGTATTATGGGACAGTCAACCTCCATAACCTCTTGAAGTTCGTAGCCTTGCGTTCACACACAGGAGCACAGTGGGAGATTCAGCAGGTCGCTGAAGCTTGTCTAGAAATTGTAGAGGATTTGTTTCCACATTCCGTCCATTCTTTCATCAAAAACAAAATGGAGAAGTAATGCTACCACTGCTTTCTCTTTGCCTCGCAGCGCAAATCGCTCTCCCAATGTCCAGCACCCAACACAGAAATCTGTGCAAATGGGAGGCAGACATTGTGAGATCGTCGACCAAAAACAACATAGAACCAGAGCTACTAGCAGCACTCATATATATTGAGAGTGCCTATTGGCCAAGTTCGGTTAGTTATGCTAACGCATGCGGACTAACACAAGTCGTTCCAAAGTGGACCGGAGGCAAGGAGACACGCGGTATAAAGTACACCTGCGAGCAACTGAAGAACCCCAGGACAGCCGTTAAGGTTGGTGCAAGAATCCTTTCATACAATATTAGAGTGTATGCAAAAGGTAATACAGACAAAGGCTTGTGTTTCTACAACGCCGGCTCTAAGTGTCTGAGAGACACAAATTTTTATAAAAGGTTATATTATGTTAAGAAAATCAATAAGTTTTATCGGCGTCTTGTTAGCGCTCGCATCGTGCGCTGATACTGTCTCGCAACAAGGTGAGACAAAAGACCTCCAGGTAGGCATAAGTGTAGACCTTTTGTCTCCAGACACAAGAATCATAGAAATCCCAGATATCACGGTTGACGCTTATGTCGACCCTTGCGCTGACGTCCAGAACATTGACGCTGATTATTGCACATGCTTTCCGAGATGCTGCCAGCAACAAATTTGGTACTGCCCACCAGTTGGGACTGAAATCCTAGCGAAAGATGCTATCTTGGACATTTGTGGAGAAGACCATGTTCCTTGCGACAGGAACTTTGACAGCACTTGCCTACCAGCAGAAATCATCTATGAAAGCGATTGCAACCATGCCTTTGATTGCCCACCAGGAGCGAACGAAGACTTTACAGTGACCTATGACTGCGATGTCAATGGAGACCCAGGGACACAAGAGGTCAAGTGTGATAAAGGTAGACTCTACTACGGAGAGTGCATCACTTGCATTGTTTCAGATGAGATCTGCGACGGTCTCGACAATGATTGCGATGACGAGGTAGATGAAAACCAATTAAATGAATGCGGTCTTTGCGGACCACTTCCTCAAGACACTTGCGACGGTCTAGACAACGACTGCGACGGAGACATCGACGAAGAACTCATCCAAGAGTGCGTCACCACTTGCGAAAGAGGTATCGAGGTTTGTGTAGATGGCCGCTGGATAGGTTGTACCGCAAGGCAACCATCGGTAGAGGCCTGCGACGGCCAAGACAACGACTGCGATGCCCTCGTCGATGAGGGTCTTCAATGTGAGTGCCCGCCAGAAATCATTGGTGCTCTATTGCCTTGTATGGAACCCCCGCTGTCTTGTGGTATGGGATTCAAGAGTTGCGAGTGTGATAACGACGACTGCTCGGTTACAAAGTATTCAGATTGCCTTGCACTCTGCGCTTGGTTACCTCCGGAACTAGTCCCTGCTGATGATCCAGAAGGGTGCAACGCGCTCCTGGGAATCCCAGTCAACCCAGAAGTTTGCAATAACTTTGATGAAGACTGCGACGACCTAGTTGACGAAGAGCTTGTCAAGTCATGTTATTCTGGCCCAGAGGGAACTGGTGGCATCGGCGTATGTTCACTTGGCGAGATGCTTTGCCTAGAAGGACAGTGGTTTGGTGAACTATCGAACGGAGACTTGCTTATCGATTTCTGCGCTGGAGAGGTTGTTCCGAGCAGAGAGATATGCGATGGCGCTGACAACGACTGCGATGGAACTACGGACTTCGGAGAAGCAATTCCAGATACAGACATTCTCTTCATTCTCGACTGGTCCGGCTCAATGGAATACAACATCAATGCGACACAAACAGCAATGAACCGCTTCGCCAGTCAGTTTTCCGCAGAACAGAAACTCAAATGGGGTCTCATAACTGGGCCAAGAATCTTTCCAGTAGAAGGTCTACACGCACACCAACAAACTGAGTGGCTAAGAAGAGAAACAGATATCGCAAGCTTTGCAGACTTTATGTCAGCGTTCTCTTCTGCCGGAGCGTTTGGACCAGGGACAACAAGTGAGATGTTGAGGGACGCTCTGTATATGTCTGTAAGCACAATCTCCACGAATCTTCCTTACGACCTTGCAGCCGCATCGTGGTTGGATAGGTTTCACCAGATAGACTCCATCCCTACTCTTCACGATTTCAGAATCAACTGGAGACCAGACGCAGATAGAATAATAATTGTTTTTACAGACGAAGAAGACCAATCATTCCTTGACCCAACTCTAGACCCACAACCGCTGATTGAGGCCTTATCCGCGTCCCCAAATACTAAACTGTATGTCTTTACAGGATCATACTACCAGACCCGATGGTCGAGGTATACACAACCGACCGGCGGAGGAATGTTTGCACTGACAACCAATGCCGACCAAACGTACAATGATCTTATGTCGATTCTAGACGAGATTTGCCTCCCTGGTGACCAAGTAACATCTTCAGTGCCAAGAAGCGCATTTCAACACGCTAGTGCTAGGAACATACACTATGACTACAAGAACTTGGTCTGTCGATAAAATAGTTGTCGGATCTTGCTTGAGATCGGTATTATACGCACAGATCAACGACTGTCCGTTGATATATAATGGCTCGTCTCCACCATATTTCTTTGATGAAGGGTTTGAGATGTGGAACCAGCGTATGTTCAGACTCGGTCTCTTGGGGAAAATCCCGTTCTCCGATAGAGTCAAGTCCTTGAGGGTAAGGGGTGAGTCTATCACCGTGATCCATGGTGGAAACCACAGTGCGAAAATCTTGTTCAAAAAATGTTATGTATTTGACAACAACTGCCTGGATCTTGAAAACGAAGTTATCGAAAAGGGCCAAGAAAAGCTCAAAGTTGTTGATTGGATAAACTTAAAAAAATGTGTTAAGTTTGAAACCGATGAGATTAGATCTAAAGACGATTTTGTAAACAGAATTGTTCTCTACGAGTCTGGCAGATTAGATAGTGACTTGAGACACAAGGATGTAGTCGTTGTTTCATACCTGAGTGAAGGCCAGTTGTTGGATTTTGAATTTTCTGATACTATGTGTAGATTTAAGACCAGAAGAGCGTTAGAAGAAAATGGTATTATGGGTACTGTAAATAGAATCGATAAAAAGACGGGAAAAGTCTTTAGAAACAGGATAGACTTGAACGTCACCAGTAGGGACGTTATAAAGGTTGGGCTCGACAGGTATGAACCGTCCTCTTTGGTCGAATTTCCAACGACATCTCTTGATGTTCTTTTGGTGCAAGCGCGTGATTGAAAAAGGCAGCGAAAATCCCAATATTTTTCATCTGGCTGGTGTGATTCCTGTTTCTGGAATACGATCAGACTTTGGATTCCCTTGGCACGAATCCTTGAATCCGATATCTCAGAACTACCTCGCAATAGAGAGGGCTGTAATCGAGTGCGCTTATGCTGGCTGCGAGACTATATGGATTGTTTGTGATGACGACATTCAACCACTTTTGAAGCATAGGGTTGGAGATTATGTTGTTGACCCTTGCAGTGTTTCTCAGGCCTCGTTCACCAAGTTTCCAAAAGACGGAAAGCGCATAGTTCCGGTGTTTTATACTCCGGTGCACCCAAAAGACAGAGATAGAAGAGATAGCCTTATTTGGAACGCGATGCACGGAATGTTATCAGCGTTCGTCACAAGCTCAAAGATTAGTCGTTGGGTCGTACCTAGTAGATATTATGTCTGCTTCCCTTATGGCGTCTACGATCCGTCGCAACTTCAAAAACACAGGAAAGTGTTGTCCAGTCCGAACCGGGTAGTGCTTACGCACGAAAGCTGCAACGCTTTGAACAAAGATACGTACTTGGGTTTCTCGATGTCCCCAGAAGACTACAAGAATTGCGTACACCAGGCCAAGAAGTCCTGTACCGGAAACGACAAGAGTTTGCCCATTGCTAAGCGCTGGTCATCCAAGGACATCGGAATAAGGGAAATGATGCAGGGCTGCGTAATCGACGCTGGCACTGTTGAGGTTAACGTCGATTGGTACTTTTCAATTGACAATTGGCAGGATTACCAGTACTATTTCTTATCAGGTAAAACCTCGGAGATAAAGAGACCGAGCAAACACATATTTAAAAACAGTACTTTTAAAAAATTAAAGGGGACAGACGATGAGCTGGAATGAGGTTTATGATGAGCTTACGCTCTTGGAAAAAGGGGAAGCTGGTTTGCCAAACCACAGTTACCAACTGGGCCACTTTCAACAGTGTCTTTTTGAAAAAATATGGGATGGTGCAATGATTTGTGCCTCGAAGTCAAAGTCAGATGAGTTCGACTCCCTTGTTAATAAATTATACGGTCTTCAAAATGACCTGGAGGATTTAATAGATGAACTCACAGAGGAATAAATCCGATATTCCGTTCGTTGGACTGCACGCACATTCGGTCGCCGGCTCGCTTTTTGACGCTCTGGGATACCCTTCCGAGCATATGGACTTTGCATACGAAAACGGTATGGACGCCCTGGCCCTCACGGATCACGGAAACGCTAACGGACTAGCATACCAGGTTTTACACGCAAAGAAGATGAAGTCTGAGGGCAGGGACTTCAAGCCTATCTTCGGCTGTGAAGCCTACTTCATTCCATCTGTGGCCAATTGGAAAGAGGAATACGACAAGGTTCGCGCTTTAGCAAAGAACAAATCTACAAAGAAGAGGGAACTCCAGAGCGGCGCTACGGTTGAAGATGAGGAATCTAAAAAGCTCGTAAAGTCAACTCTAAATAGAAGAAGTCATCTCATACTACTAGCTCAGAATCAGGTCGGTTTGAAGAACATTTTCAAAATGATCTCAAAGTCGTACACTAGTGATAACTTTTATCGTTACCCTAGAGTTGACTATGCGATGCTGAAGAGGCACAATGAGGGCGTCATCGCGGCCTCTGCCTGTTTAGGCGGGGTTTATGCAGGTAATTTCTGGCAGAATAAAGACAAGGGGGAAGATGCTGTCCTCAATGCTTTTCGAGAGACTACCCAGAAGATGCAGTCAATATTTGGACAGAGATGGTATGGAGAACTGCAGTGGAATAATGTGCCAGAGCAGCATCAACTGAATACCTACATCATACAAATGCATCACGAATTTGGCATTGACCTGATTTCTACGGCGGACTCTCACTACTATTCGCCAGACGTATGGAAGGACAGAGAACTTTATAAGCGCCTAGGCTTCCTAGGCAGACGCCCAGAATGGATGTCTAATGAACTGCCCGATGGAGTTGAAGAGGTTGGTTATGAACTTTATCCAAAAAATGGCGACCAGATGTGGGAGAGTTATAAGAAATACTCTAAAGAATGTGGATTTCAATACGACGACAATTTGGTACTTAATTCTATAAAGAGTACTCACCGGATTGCTTTTAATGACATTGAGGATTTTTTGCCTGATAACGAGGTTCGTCTACCTGATATGTTTGTTCCCGACGGCTACTCGCCAGGACAAGCTCTCGCAAGACTTTGCATCGAGGGCGCACGAGTGCGTGGATTCGTTTCCAATCCCGATTATATCGAAAGGCTGAAATATGAGTGCAAGATTATCGAGTCTAGAGGATTTAGTAAGTATTTTCTGACGATGAAAGCAATCGCCGACAGAGCGACCGTAAAGCAGCTTGTGGGGGCCGGCAGAGGCTCTGCCGCAGGCTCTCTGGTCGCCTATGCCCTAGACATCACCCAAGTAGATCCGATCAAGTACGGGCTCCAATTTGAGCGCTTTTTGACAAAAGGTGGGTCCGGCTACCCAGACATTGACTACGATGTTTCGGACCCGATGACTTTAAAGGAAGAACTCATTGACGAGTGGGGAGACAACACCGTGGTCCCCATTACAAACTGGAACACGTTACAGTTGAGATCTTTGGTAAAGGACATATCAAAGTTTTATAACATATCTTTCTCGGAAGTGAACAACGTCACTAGCAAGATGATATTCGAGGCAACACCGCTGGCCAAAAAAGCACGCGGTATCACTGCTGGAGTGTACAATCCCACCTTCGAAGAGCTTATGATGTACTCCGAGACATTAAAAGATTTTTTGAAGAAGTATCCTCACATTGAAACGCACGTAAATGCTCTCTATGGTCAGACACGCTCAGCTTCACGCCACGCTGGTGGTGTTGTTGTGGGAGAGAACCTAGACCAGTGGATGCCGCTTATCAACTCAGGGGGTGTCCGCCAAACGCCTTGGTCTGAGGGTATGAACGTGCGACACTTGGAACCAATGGGTTTCATCAAGTTTGATATCCTGGGACTCGCTTCCTTGAGGATGATGGAGGACGCAATACGCCACGTTTTGGTGAGGTATGAAGGTGTGGATGACCCGTCCTTCACCGATATCAAGAGATTCTACGACGAAAGGTTACACCCCGAGAGGATCGACCTAGATGATGACCAAGTGTGGAAAAACGTGTTTCACGAAGGAAGGTGGGCGGGGATATTCCAATTTACAGAAGCCGGAGCACAAGCCTTTTGCAAGCAGGCACTGCCCAATAATATCACAGACCTCGCTGCAATCACCTCCATCTATCGACCTGGCCCATTGTCGGCTGGCGTTGATAAGATGTATGTCGGCGCAAAGCAAGATCCAAGTAGCGTGGACTACCTCAACAAACAAGTCAGAGAAGTCACCGAAGAAACATACGGTTTTTTAATCTTTCAAGAGCAGATTGCTATGCTAGCTCACAAGCTCGGCAAGAATGTGACGCTAGATGAGGGGAACAAGCTGAGAAAACTGCTGACCAAGACAGGGCTGGGCTCATCAGCGGATGAAGAAAAAGAAAAGATTTATGTCAAGTTTCGCGAGGGTTGTATCGAGAAGGGAATGAAGGGCCACCAAGCCAAGGAGCTTTGGGAAAAGTTTGAATACTTTTCAGGATATGGTTTCAACAAGTCTCACGCTGTTTCCTACTGTATTCTTTCATACCAGTGCGCCTGGTTACTGAATTATTACCCCGAGTGCTGGATGGCCGCGTTTTTAGATAAGGAGCCGGATAAACGGAAAGAGCGAGCGATCAATGTTGCGAAATCCTATGGGTACAATATCGAACCTTTGAACATAAATACATCTGGCATAACTTGGGAGATAAGCGAAGACAAAAAAACATTGATCCAACCGCTTTCGTCTATCAAGGGTCTAGGTATATCTGCGATTCGACAAATACTAGACAACAGGCCGTTCGACACGATCGAGGAGTTTATATTTAACGACAACATCACTTATTCGAAACTCAACAAGAAAAGTTTGGACGCCTTGATAAAGAGTCAGACCCTGAATTGCCTGATGGACGAAAGATTCACGGGCCTCAAGCACTTCTGGTCAGCCGTCGCATGCGACCGGCCTCGAAAGCTTAAAAACTTGGAGGACAACATAAGGTTATATGCCCCAGAGGGAGAGTTCACGGAAGAGGAAAAACTTCAGTATCTCGTTGATCTTACGGGAGTCTTCCCACTGAATCTGGTTGTTGATGAACACGTTCAGAGGAGATTGGATGAGCTGCACATCCCTCCAATCTCTGAATTCGATGAGGGTTTGCAAGTCGTTTGGTTTATTCCCAGAGAGGTTGCGAAGAAGAAGACGAAAAACGGTAAAGACTTCTACATTGTCAAGGTCATTGACTCCAACTCCGAGCAGAGATCGATTAAGTGCTGGGGAGTCAAGCCAGAGAAAGATAAAGTTTACTTAAATCGCCCATACATGGCCAAGCTTGACTGGAGTCTCCAGTGGGGGTTCAGTACCAGGTCTATATCAGGCACTTTCAAGATGTTAGCATAGGAGCTACCGATGGAAATTAAGCAGGAGATTTTTTTAAGCGAGGGGGTGGAGTTTCTGAAGACTCTCGACAGTAACTCGGTAGATCTTATCCTTACAGACCCCCCGTACATCACGTCTAGGGAGACAGGTATGGACAAGTGGGTGAAGCACGTCGAGGGTCAGGACAAGGACGGGTCGCAGAACATCAAGACCAGCGAGGACTGGGACTCTTACAAAACCGCCCCGCAGTGGGTGGAGTTCTTTGAAAAAAGCAAGTTCAAGGATGACAGGTCTTTGTGGCCAGCTGAACTTGAAAAACATAAGCAGAACTACCTGAAATACGGCAGCATTTACGGCAAGAAATATGCTGTCACTACAGACTACGGCGATTGGGACTCTAAGTTTACTATGGAATCCTTGAACGAGTTCGTGAGTGAGTTTTATAGAGTTCTCCGAAAGGGCGGCACGGCCATCATCTTCTTTGATTTGTGGAAGGTGACGAATCTAAAAGACATCTTAGAAGGCAACAAATTCAAACAGTTGAGGTTCTTAGAATGGATCAAGACGAACCCTCAACCCCTTAACAGTTCCAGGAACTATTTGACAAACTGTAGGGAGATCGCCCTGTTAGGTGTTAAGGGTGGCAGCCCAACATTTAATAGCAAATATGACAATGCAATATACAAGTACCCGTTGCAAGGAGGTAAAGATAGGTTCCACCCCACACAAAAGAGCTTACGGTTGTTTCAGGACTTGATTGCAAAGCATTCAAACCCTGGTGACATAGTATTGGACCCGTTTTCTGGTTCGGGTACGACTGCTGTTGCAGCAAAGCTAACGGAACGAAACTTCCTAGGGTGTGAGGTAGACCAGAAATTTTTCGACAAAAGTGTTGACAGATTAAAAAAATACTAATATAATAAAAAAGGATAGAATATGACACCTCCCGAGGAGTACAAAAACTTATATGAGCGCTTGGCTAGGCTTTGCGCGACTCAAGATTGGGGCGACCCGTTTAGTTACGCGAGATCTAAAGAGATATATGCCGCGATTGAGCTTGGCCACACCGTTGCAGTGAGCTTTGCAGGTGCTGATGCGTACAATGACGCAGGGCAGCCAGTCGAATACAAATCCACTACCAGCGGCAAGGTTAAGGGTGCGTATACTGGTATATCGGTTCAGAACAGTTGGGAAGAACAAGTACGCTATTTGAGAGAAGAAAAGTTGGCGAAGTATCCTGAACACTTTTACAATAGGTTCGAGGGCGGAAGGCTTGTAGAATCTTGGCAGTTATCAGGACAACAAGTGTTTGATATTTTGTTACCAAAGTTGGAAAAGAAGTATCCAACTGTTCTTAGCAAGAAGGACCCGCGCCTCTCAGCCAACATCACAAACACAGAGATTAACAAGTATGGAAAGAAGGTTCTGTAATGAAGAAATACAAGACTATTTTTTGCGACATCGATGGCACCATCTTCAAGTATCGTAAGTTCGAGACATACGAGAGTACATCACCAGAGCTTACGCCTGGCTCACTGGAGAAGCTTCAAGAAATCAAGGAAGCTGGTCATATGATCGTTCTTACAACGGCTAGACCAGAGAACTTGAGGGATCATACCATCAAAGAATTGTGGGGCACATCTGTGCCATATGATAGATTGATAATGGGACTTGAGAGAGGACCGAGATATTTAATCAACGATATGGACCCAGGCAAACCTGGACTCAGAGCCACCGCCTTTAATTTAAGCAGAGACGAGGGCATGTCTGATATTGTTGTAGAGGAGATTCAAAATGTCTGTTGGTAAAAATACAGTAAATGTTTATAGGGTGAGAGAAGCAGCAAAGCTGCCAGATCGAGCGCACGAAGGGGACGCGGGCATGGACTTCTTTTTCGCCCCCATCGATGGCGTCGCCGTCTGCCTCGCCCCTGGGCGAACAGCCCTTTTAAGCACTGGAGTTAAGGTCGAGGTACCTCCAGAATATATGCTACAGGTTATGAACAAATCCGGTGTGGCATATAAAAGACAGTTGTTGGTTGGCGCTTGCGTTGTCGATCACGGCTATACTGGCGAGATTTTTGTTAACCTTCACAATGTTGGCAAGGACATTGAGATTGTTAATCCTGGCACCAAGATAGCACAGGGCGTGTTTATAAATGTAGGTAGGCCGACCTTGGTGGAGGTCACCGAAGACAATATATACAGTAAGAATACATCTAGAGGCGACGGCGCTCTTGGATCGACAGGCTCATGAGCGTGACAAGAAAACTAAGAAGAAATAAAAAGAAGACAGCAGAAAAACAGATGACCAAGACACTGGGTCTGTTTGAAAAAATTCCTGATAGTTGCCTGTCTTGCGACAAACCTTACGATAAAACAAGCAAGGAACACGTAACTTCTTGGAGTGTCACGGTCAGAGAGAACGAGGGGAAGGTGAACTTATATTGTCCGACTTGCTGGGAGGGTGCTAAAAAGTTCTTGAACGACTTGGCGGAGGAGATTAATGAAAAATCAGGTGCATAGTTTTGATGACGTGCTATTAGCCCCCAAATATAGCGACATCGAGTCCCGCTCGGAGGTCGATTTGTCTAGGGACTTAGCTGGTAAGATGTATGCTAGTCCGATAGTATCTAGCCCGATGGATACGGTTACGGGGCTGCAAATGTCTTTGATCTTTGGAGAACTTGGCAACCTTGCAATCACACACAGGTACTGTGACGAGGTTGAGCAATCAAGAATGACACCGAGCTTTGCAGCCGCTGCAGTTGGCGTCACAGGCGATTTCATGAATAGGATCGAGTTTCTTAATGGCGAAACCGGCACGACGACCTTTTGTCTGGACGTCGCTCACGGTCACCACGTCTTAGTCGAGAGGGCCCTAAAGGCTATCAAAGATAAATACGGCTCTGGCCTTACACTTATTGCTGGTAACGTGGCCACACCGGAGGGGTATAAGGATCTCTCCGAGTGGGGCGCGGACGCAGTTCGCATAGGCATCGGCGGTGGGTCTATTTGTTCTACGAGGATACAGACAGGGCACGGTGTCCCGACCTTCCAATCTGTCTTGAACTGCAGGGATGTGGATGGTGCTCCAATCATCGCCGATGGAGGTGTCAAGACTGCGGGAGACATAGTGAAGGCCTTGGCTGCCGGTGCCGACTTTGTTATGCTTGGCTCGATGCTCGCCGGCACGGAGCAGAGTCCCGGTGAGGTGTTTCAATCCACCGCCGGCAAGAAATACAAGGTATACAGGGGGATGGCCAGCGTGGAGGCCCAGAAGGACTGGAGGGGCGAAGCGAGATCGCTGGAGGGTATTTCGACAACTATACCATACAAAGGTTGCGTGATTGAGATACTGGACAATTTGACAAGGAACATAAAGTCTGGATTGTCCTACTCTGGAGCTAGAAACATCACAGAATTACAAGCAAAAGCCCAGTTCATCGCCCAAACTTCTGCTGGGCAGATGGAGAGCAACACACACATACTCAGTAGGGTTGGTAAATAATGCCTGAATATGGAAAGAACTTAAAGAAAGTTGTCTTTGCTGATACAGATAAACGTCACGCAGACCTCAAAATAAGACTGAGGTATGACGGCCTAACACAGTTACAGTTCTTCCAAAGCATCGTGACGGGATACATTGAGAAGGACCCTAGAATTGTGGAGTTTTTTCTTGACGTTAAGAGAAACCTGGCAAGACAAGGGAAAGCCAAAATAGACAAGTCTCATTCGATCTATGAGCGGGGCAAGTTCAACAAAGCTCTTTTTAAGCTGACAGACGAAGAGTCTGATGAGATTTTTGATTTAATAGCGGAGGAGTTTTCAGATATATGAAAGAATGTGCAGAATCCTGCAAACAAACAAACACGCCTTGCCAGAACAGCGAGTGTAGAAAATGGATAGACTATGAAGACGATCTGAATTGCTGCTTGATCACGATCGACGACAATAACGAGAAGGGGTTAACTTTGCATGAGACGGCAAAGCGAGTTGGTTTGAGCTTTGTCAGAGTCAGGCAGATAGAAAAGATAGCATTAAAAAAACTATCTAAGACGATACGAGACAACAAAACAGGAGTTTTTTGATTATTTATGACTATTTACCTTGTGCAAGACTATTACATCAATCTTTTATTGAAAAAACCAGGAGAAAACCACAATGAGCAATAAAAAGAACCTAAACGAAGCTACAGTTAGAAGATTTTGGAAATTGGCTGGACTACGACCAATTAACGAATCTCCTTTTTACATTCAAGAGGAAGAGGTGGAAAACAACGAAGCGAACCGTATGAAACTCGTCAGAGCAATCGGAGAAGGATTACCTGACGACCAAAAGCCAGGTTTCTTCAAATCAGAGAACAAAAGAATGAAATTTGATGATGCATATTTTCAAAAGCAGTACGCCGCCTACAAGGAAGACTTTGAGCATCTCGAAGAAGTTGCTTCCAAAGAAGAGGTAGATGAAATGAAGGCACCTCAAGGCAGCGGAATCAGAGGTGTTTACTCTGACAAGTCCGATGACGATGATCACGAACCGACGACGAAGAAAGTTGGTACGAAAGGATCAACAGTTACAACTGCCAAAGCGCGTAAGATGAACGAGGAAGACCTCGAAGAGATGGCCAAGATGAAAAGAGATGATCTTGAAGAACAAGTTGAAGGACAAGATGATATGGGCGAGATGGAGACGGCACCAGAAGATGAGTCAGAACTCGACGGAGGAGACTTGGAAATCGGTGATGTCGACGCAGATGTCGACGCGGAAGTCAGCGTCCCGGAGTCAGATGTTGAGGCTCTTAGAACAGCAAGAGGTGTCATCGACCAAATCTTGTCAGCCGCTGACGGAGCAACCGCCGGAGACGAAATGGACCCGGAAGCGGAGATCGAGGACGAAGAAGCGGGTCTACTTGATGACGAGCCGGAAATGGGGATGGATGAGGAACCCACTGAATTTAACGAAGAAGCACTCGAAGAAATGATCGAGAGCATCACTGCGAAGGTAGCCAAGAGGCTTGTTAAAGAAGCTCTCGTCAGGAAGCTTACCAAGTAGAGCGCACCCGAAACAAAAAGAAGAGATTCTGATATGTTAGAGAATGCATTGTGGTTTTTCCTGGGGGCCTTGCTGCACAAGATCCTATCTACCGTGCTCGGCATATCAACATCTAGGGTCATCTTGCAGGAAGTTTATGATTGTCTCCTTCTCATTTGCGACGCAGTCGACGTCGACCTCAACAATGCCCTAAACAAACGACGTAGCTGGCTAGAGAACACCTCAACAGACGAAAAAGAAATCAACAGACTGTGTAGAGACGATGCGTTGTTCAAAAGGCAGTGGAAAACCTTGATTCTTGCTAAGTTCGTTGTTGCGATCCCGAAGAGGTATTTTAGGCCCTTGAGGTACTTGACAAAGACCACACCGGATGCTAGACTAAGGGAGCTTAAAAACAGCTTAGAAAAAACTAATTTAAGAAAGGATTAGGAAATGTCTATAGAAGTTGTAGCTTGGGAAATATTCGATGAAGCGACTCCGAAACACACATATAAAGTGCAGGTGCGATCAAAAACCTTGAAAGAGGTCAATGAGATCTTCAAGGATGCTTCACATTGGATGCCGTCAGGAGAGGGCTTCTCGCCCAGGACAAAAGATTATATTAGAATCTTCTCCAGACTTTTTAAGGAGAGAGAAGACTGGTACAAGTTTGCAAAAAGCTTGGACTGTAAAGTGGTAGAGATTAAAAAGAATGGTAAGGAGAAAGTTTTCAATGCTAGAAAAACTCGCAAAAAATAAAAAGAAAGACAAAGAAACAGATCTAAGTAAGCAAATTGTCATTGTCAACAACATAGACGGCGGCGGCAACAGAGCAGATGAGATTAGAACGATCAACCTTTATTCAGATATTACTGAGAAGGTTTGTGCGGAGGCTGTCTCGGCTTTATTTTATTTCAAGGACACTGCTGTTACGTACGAACTTAAGGACCCTGACAACCCAGACTCTGAAGTGATCGGAATCTCAAAGCCCGTCTCTTTGGTTATTTCTACGTTTGGCGGCTCGGCAACGGATATGTTTTCGGTTTACGATACGATGAGAATGACTAAAGAGGTTTGCGACATCAACACGATTGGTATGGGCAAGGTAATGTCCGCAGGTGTGCTCTTACTGGCCGCAGGAACCAAGGGTAAGCGAAAGATTGGCGCAAACTGCAGGGTCATGATCCACGGCGTAGCTGGCGGCTTTGGCGGCACCCTGACTACGATGGAGAACGAGATCGAAGAGATTAAGTGGATTCAAGAGAAGTATATCTCTTGCCTTGCCGCAGAAACAAACTTGACTGTTAAAAGATTAAAAAAGATGATTCGTCGGCAGGTGGATGTTTACTTATCAGCAGAACAGGCAGTTGAATTTGGCATTGCAGATGAGATTATTTGATACTACTTACTTTGTATAAGGAGGTTTATTATGTCTAGTGATTATATTGAGATGTTGTCGGGTTTGATAAGGGAGGCTCTGAATCACCCTAGTGAAGTTAACGAGAGCGACGAACAGAACTCTATAGTCTACGAGCCGATAGTCTTTGATCCGAACTGGATGACTTTGAGTTCTGACGCACTAAAACCTAGAAGTTTAAAAAGATTTGAGTTGGCGGTACAGAACATCAATCCTGGATCGATACAGAACCTTAGAAGCTTCGTACAGAAAATGAATCAATTCATCTTAGAGGAGCCTTCCTCAACCACTGAAGCTGTATCAAGGGCAGAGATCCTTAGAACAATTTACAACATCCTAGGCCCAGAGAGCGCAACAAGAGCCTCTTCCAGAGGCTACACATTTGAGCAATTTCTAGCAAGACTGTTCGACGGAGAAGTAATAGACTCAGGTGTTTCAAAGGACGTTGTTGACATAAAATTTGGATCACAAGGAGTCTCCGTCAAGTTCATAAAACCAGGGTCTAAGATAGTGGGGTCTTATACGAACCTCTTGAGAAACCCTAATGTAAAATATATCGTAGCTCAAAAATATCCTGGGAAGAAAATTAGCTTTTATGAGTTCGATGTCAACCTCGAAGTAGCTCAAAGTTGGAAGGAGTCTGGGTTCGTAACTCCGACTCCTTCGAATCAATCGGAAAGATTTTCTGTTCCTTTGACGTCCGTTTCTTCGACGCCGAGTTATGAACTGGAGTTGGGCTCGGTTGTTCCGCGCACCAAGCAGATATTTGAACTACTGGATACTAGGTTCAAGCAACTGTTTACGCAGCTTAGAGACCTGGTAAACTCAGCAGATCAGTTGGCCTATGGCCACGACGATAGAACCAAGGAAAAAGCTGCTAAAACCAAAGACAAGGCGGATGCCACCAGTCGTGCAGCAGAAAAGATTCAACAAGACTCTTGACAATAAGATAAGATACATTATATTATAGTAGAATAAAAGAAAGCGAGGTATTCATGTCTAAACACTTCTGTTCAGAAGGCGAGTTAAGATCTAAATTATCAGAGGGCATCAAGATTCTATCAGAGAACGTCGGTTCTACCCTGGGCCCGAAGGGTAGAAATGTAATTATAAGGGAGAAGGGTAAAAAGCCATTCATTACCAAGGACGGCGTGACCGTCGCTAGGTTCGTGGACTTGGAAGACCCAGTAATGGATGTCGCTGCGCAGATCGTAAAAGAGGCATCAGCAAGGACCAACATTGAGGCTGGGGACGGCACAACCACATCAACCATACTGGCTGGCGCGATATTTCTTTCTGCAGACGAGGCGCTTGACCACAGGGTTAACGCCACAGAGCTTAAAAGAGGTATCGATAAAGCTGTCGCAGCCGTGGTGGGTAAACTTGCGGACCTCTCTAGACCAATCAGCAGTAAAGCTGACATTGCTCACATTGCGTCCCTTTCAGCAAACAATGACAGTACTATCGGGGAGTTGATCTCGGAGGCTGTGGACAAGGTTGGAAAGAACGGTTCGATCACGATCAAGGAGGCTAAGTCTGTTGACACGACCCTGGACCTTGTTGAGGGTTTTAGATTCGATTCTGGCTATGCCGCCGGCGCTTTTGTGACAGACGAAAGAAGGAAGGTTGCAAGCTATGAAGACCCGGTTTTTTTGATAACGGATTCTAAACTTGAGCGAGTAGAGCAAATCTTACCATCACTTGAGACCGCAGCTAGAGAAGGCAGGCCATTCATTATTGTCGCGGACGAAATTGAAGGACAAGCCCTCGCCGCTTTGATAATGAACACGATTCGCGGTTCTATGAAAGTGGCTGCGATCAAGGCACCTAGGTACGGGGAGACTAGGCGAAATATTATGAGCGACCTATCTCTCGCGACAGGTGCGAAATATTTCAGAAAATCCGAGGGTGACGATCTTTCGTCGCCTTCTCTTGTTGACTTCGGCAGCGCCCACTCCATTGAGATTGGCCTTGGGTACACCACAATCGTTGGCGGTCACGGCACCGCTAGCAAAGTGGACGAGCGGATTGAGAATTTGAAAGAAGATATCAAGCAAGAAGAATCGATCGATGAGTGTCAGCGCATCCAAGAGAGAATAACCCGCCTAGCATCAGGCATCGCTGTAATCAATGTAGGTGCCCACACTGAAGTCGAAATGATTGAGAAGAAACACCGTATCGAGGATGCCCTAGAAGCAGTTCGGTCTGCCCAGCTTGAAGGGGTAGTCCCAGGTGGGGGCATAACATTATTTTCGATTGCCAGAGAGTTAGAAGTTGAGACCGACAACGAAGAACAAAAGATGGGTGTTGGCATAGTCAAGAGTGCAATCTTAGCTCCGATTGTAAAGATGTCCGAAAACTCTGGACTTGATCCAATTATGGTTTTGGAGAGATTAGAAAGCATAAACGATCCCAAAATTGGTATGAACTTTGCGACTGGAGAGTTGGTTGATTTTTTCGAGGCGGGAATTATTGACCCCGCCAAGGTGACCAGATGTGCATTACAGAACGCTGCGTCAGTAGCGGGAGTCTTGATCACAACAAACTTCGCCGTCTTAGAGACTTAAGAACTAGTTATGTTGTAAGTCATAACGGAGGGAGTTCTTCATGTCTGTAGAGCATAGCGGTATAGATCAGTTGCTTAAGTTAGATGTTAAAATGGATAAGATCTGCAATAGTCTCGAACTTTTCAAAGAAAAGCAAGACTTGATGGCTGCTGACATAGCAAAGATTAAGGAGGCTGTTTACAACCCAGACAACGGCCTTTATGCCCGCCTTCGCCAACTTGAGGCCTGGAGATCTACTTCCTCCAAATTAATATGGACCCTGTTTTCCTCTGTGATCGGTCTTCTCAGTGCTTTTATAATTAAAAACTTTCCTTGACAGTCGGCTCGCTTAACAATATACTAGAGAGGTATAGTGTTTTTGAAAGGTACGAAAAATTTTATCTACAGCACTTACCTTTTGAGGTTAGAGATACATCTTTTGGAGCTTTATGGCGTGGAGGTGGTTTATGACTATCTCGCCAGTGACGCATATTATGATTCCGCGAGAGTGATTGAAATAAACAGTAGGCAAGGTATGAAATCTAGACTCCATTCGCTTTTGCACGAAGCAGGTCACGTAGAATTAAGAAACGAGGCTAGTCGCGCAAGTTTTGCAACAAACTTTCCATTTATGAGAAAGAGAGGCTCCAGTGTTCGCGGAGACAAGAACCATCGCGCCGACGTACTGAGGGAAGAGGTGTTGGCCTGGGAACGCGCCAGAGGTCTAGCTGTGCGACTAGGTATCCCAATCGAAGCAGAATCTTGGAACAAACACAGACAGAGTTCTTTAATATCTTATATGGAGTGGTTTTAGATGAAAGTGAAGATATCGTACACCGTAGACGTGGACAGTATTCCAGGCGAAATACAGGGCCTTGTTGATAAAATTTCAATAAAGAAGCACAAAATTGACTCGCAATTCGGCAGATTAGAAAATAGCTTCAAGTTTGAGTCCTTGGAGAGCGGCTTATCCCAGATAGCGACATTGCGAGCCGAAGTGTTCGACTTGGATGTTTTTTTACAAGACTTGGACGCTATCACTGCCGGATATTTGTCGATGATTTCTCACAGGCCAGTAGCGGAGGGGATCAATGTCGAAGATAGAGAGGGGTAAACTTTTTTATGCTCCATCTGGAATTATGATGTTTGGCAAGAACGTTATAAATAAGCTGGAAGCGCCGGCCGTGATGATAAACATAAAGGATATGGATAACTTCTATGAGACATATTTTGACGGAGCAAAGTATTTGGTTAGAAAAAGGGATGTGTTCCCAATTGAAGAAGGAGTAAAGTACGATGTTAAAGTTTAGTGAGGTATATAAGAACGCAAGTGGGGCCTGGACACTAAGGCATATATCTGTTAACACAGGAAACATTACGACGGTTAGGGAGAACACGGTTGTTGCTAACCTCATCAGTGAGGGGCAATCTGAACTGCCTTCAGGTGCCAACAGATTCTGCACGATAGTTATACAAGCGGGCGGCACAGTATCCGAGGTCGTGGTTGTTGGAGGATTGACCGAGGTAGAAATGCTGGTCAAGGGCGCTTCAAAGAGAAGGGGTGTGCTTCTTGGATAGTAAAGACACGTTTCTAATTTACGGTCGGTCCTCTTGCCCTTTCTGTACTAGAGCCCACCAGTTGCTGAAGCAGGCTTCGATTGAGTGTCTGTTTTTTGACTTGGAGAAGGACAGAAGGTTCCTTGAGGAAGCTAAGAATTTTTATGGATACGAGACTGTACCAATCATTTTAAGATTGTGTTACAAGTCTGGGATAGCTAATTTTGTGGGTGGTTGTGACGACCTGGAAGAGTTATTAAATGTTAGATGAAATTAAATGTGATCTCGTACTTAGGCCAGAATATATTATGCTCGGCGGCGACAAGGAAAAGTATGGAAAGTACCTTTCTTCTTGCTTTTGGGACGTACCTGAATTTGGATCGAAGAGTTGGGGTGTAGGAGTTTACATCGAAGTCGACGACTATAGATTTTTAGATGACCCGAATGCTGTATCTGTAGCCCGAAGGTGTGTGGAGTTCTTGAATACTCCACCACCACGAGCCAAGTATAGCAAAAAAAAGCCCAAACCAAAATATGGAACTCTGGAGTTATACAACGCAAAATATGTCAATAAGGGCGGCAAAACTTTAATTTCGGCGATAGTCATCACTAACGAAAAAAAGAATCGATCATTCTGGGGCAAGGGTGTAAATGTCTGATCAACCCTTCATTATGACAAAAGCAGATATCCAAAGCCAGGCAGAGCTGTGTGAACAATATATGACTCGCTGCAAATCTATTTTACTTTTTGAAGCACAATTTGACCGCTTCAAAATGAGAAGGGATCAATACGCTAACGTCTGTGAGACTTACGGTTTGTGTTCAATAATGTTGGACTCCCTCTACAGGCTGTTTGACTTTGACGAGGACGTACCTGCCGATGCAGAATACGAAGTGCCGAAACCCTTTGCAGATGCGCTCTTTATTGTGTTAAGAGGTTGCTTAGCATCTGCTAAAAAATTTAAGAACCTAAACTTGTCTATGGAACTTCACTAATGCATTACTTAATTTTAGGCATAGTCCTGTTCTTCCTCGGGCAAATCGTAGGATGGTTTCAATTGAACGCCCAGAGCATCTCTAGTTGGTGGAGCGATAAAGCTCTGTTCTCAGCAGTTGTTTTAGGTGTCCCGACATCTGTCTTGTTTTGGTACGGCTGGAGATATGTAGTGACGGAGACAGGTTCAGCCTGGACAGCCAGATTTATAGCTTCCTCTGCGGGCCTGATAGTGTTTCCGTTTTTAACTTGGATATTTCTGGATGAGTCTATGCTTACTACAAAAACTATGACTTGTCTCTTTTTGGCGGTTTTAACTCTTTTTATCCAACTAAAGTATTGATAGCCACTTTCGAGTCCCCTTTCTCACTTTAGTTGCTATTTATTATATTGAGGAGAATTTTATGAGTCTTAGTAAAACCTGGAAATCCTACTTGGCTGAAGCCAGCCAAAGCCGCCAAAAGTCGAACTATAGATTCTACTTGATGTTAGGATACCAGACAACCGAGGGTCGCGGCCTGGATGATATATTAGCAGAGGTCCGAGCGATACCCTCAGTGACAGTAGTTACTGTGGCAACCAGAAACAGGAAGGTTGGAGAAAATATGTACGTCGCAGGGGTCGCCATAAAGTTTGTTCCGAGCTTTCCAGGGACTATCAGGTCCCCCGAGGAAGCCAAATCTAGAATTGTTCAAACACTGAGGGCAGTCAAAGGAGTCACGAGGATATTTAAACTCTCCACTAAGTTCGAAAGGATCGACTAGTGTACACGACGCCGGACGCATCCCGCCGAACTGCTGTTAAAATCATGATCACAGATACACTAGGCGAAGATTATCAAGAACTTTCGCTAAGAAAACTAAGCGTGTCAGAGCACCTTCAGGGCAAAAAGACCACAATAGATTATGAATTTTTTGACGGAGCGCAGATTATAGAAATAAATGACGCCCCCGGAATGGGCGCAGCGGATGCTTTCTTCAAATCTATTATCGCACATTACCGGGACTTTTCATCGATACAACCTCTTCAATTGAAATCGTTCGAAGTTAAGGCCGACCTACCAAGGTCGCAGGCAGGGACAGACGCCAAAGTCCTAGTTGGGGCTGAGTTTTGCAACGGACGCCAAAGCGCAACGTTCACAGCCAGCGATTATTCGATAGTGACCGCGTGTTGCAAGTGTGTGCTGGACTCTGTAGAGTATTTCTTAAATTCGGAGCTTGCTTTTAAGAAGATGAAAATGATTATTCAGGATGCAAAGAGTAGGAACAGGTCGGACATTGTGTCTAAATACGAGTATCGACTGGCAAGTTTGGTCAACTCCAATATAGCATTTTACGAGGGAGTCTAATGTCTCACCGCCTTTGCTTGCTTATAGCGACTAGCATCTCGATGATGTTGTTTTGGTATAGAAATTATGCACTTCAGTAAAGGTTTTCGAGACGTTTTGATTTTTTTGTGGTTTGTTGTGCTTGTTTTGACTGGAGTTGTGGCACTATGTGGTCCCGAAGAAATAGAACGGCAGACTGTCAGACAAAAGAGGCACAATCTTCGAATTCAGATGTCACGCTGAGCCTTGTATTTTATGTTGATAAAACAAACAGAAGGTGATACGGTATAGGTATGAAAAATAAGAGCTTTTTATTAAATTTTTTGGTGTTTTGCTCTGGTGCTGCCGCGTACAATCTCTACGCGCTGGTTAACTTTAGAAACCACAATTTGTCAGATCAGATTGAATGTTCTATGGTTTACAACGTATGTACTGTTAAGGAAGCGTATTATCGCAATTATTTGGATTACCAAAAGTATAACTTAGAACTCTGTAAAGACGAAATAGAATCCTACAGGGGTGAACAGGAGTAAAGATGCTGTATTGTGTTTTGTTTGTTATGTCGACTGGCGTTGGATTTGCCAATGATGATTGTGTTCGTAGGGACGGACTATTAAGGTCGCCAAGTCAGATCGTATATCTTGTCGATATGCTGCCTGAAAACCTGGTGGTCACCCCCGCCCCACAGTCTTATGTAAATTTATGGAGGATACCATTTTATGTTGGAAGCGAGTATTCACACGGCCCTAGATACTCTCGAACCCATCACCGAAGAAATCGCACGCGATCGGTTTCAATGCCTGTCAAATACCGTTGGATTTCTACAAACGAATGGGTGATCAGGACAGGGTCAGGCGCTCGCTGGTCTCGCAATTCTCATCGAGGTCATAGCCGACATAAGTTTGGACCAGGTAATTCATCAAAGTATACTCTAGAAAAGAGAAGACGTAGGCATAGATAGGGGAATATCGACATATTATGACCAAGGCAGAAAAGAAGAAGCTGAGAGAGATGTACCAAAGTTTTTCTGATCAGGTAGTCAAAAACCAGGTAGACATAATGGCGATTATACACCAACTCCAAGGAAGAATTACAGACTTGGACGTAATTCACGGTAAGTTTATGAAAGAACATCGCAAGTTCATACCCCAGGAAGTAATTGTGAAAGAGATTGAAGAATGAAAAAAAAGATTCACGTAAATCAGCATAAAATAAAATCTAATTCAAAAACTGGAGAGAGGGAGCCGGTTATAACCGTAAAGACTTACAAGAGTAACACCTATTGTCACGAGGTCTATGTAAGTGGGCCCTGCAAAGTCATTTATTCACCAGATAAACCCTTACCTTGTGGCGCAAAAGTTTGGATAGAAACAGAATCAGAGATAATTTGCGACAATATTGATTGACTATCTAACCACTACTGTGTAGATTGTTATTACATACAACAAAGTTAGAAGTTATGGCGTAGACTATGATATGATGCTTGAGTGTAAGAAAAAAGAACTAGCCCTAATTAAGTACAGAGAGATTTTACAGGCGGCGTAGATTATGAACAACAAAAGGCTTATGTTTGAATTGCTAGAGGATGCTATCAGCAAGAACCTTCCTTTACCCTCTACTGAGGTTGAGAAGTTGGCGATTATAATCTTCGAGAAAATAGAGAACAGTTTCGAATACAAACACTATCACGATGGAGGGATCAAGTTATGGTCGCAAGAAAAAGACATTTAGCTAAGGCACTGACCTGGAGGGTGGTCGGCACGATTGATACTTTTCTCCTCGGCTGGTTAGTATCTGGAGACATTACGATAGGTGTAGCAATCGGAGGCCTTGAGATAATCACGAAGATGGTCCTCTATTACTTTCACGAGCGGGCCTGGTATATGTTCAAGTGGGGTGTCAAGGATAAATGAGTATATTGGTTTCTGTAATTTGCTGGACCCTATCGTTTCTTAGTTTGTACGTTTTGACGCTTTGTGTCGAGCGCCTTAGAGATCTTTTTTATGGAGAGTAAAATGTTTTATTTAGTTTTAATCTTTGCAGCCGTTACTACGCTTGCCTGCACAGACAAAGTGAAGTCCACCAAGGTTGTTGACATTCCACACGCCTACAGCCCAAAAGTAAAGAAGGCTTGCAACACAATTAAGGCACTCAGTCAAGACCCAAAGAAGTACAACTTTAAAGGGTGTATGAGGGAGTTGAGCAGCTTTCGTAACGAAATGGAAGACATCCTAAAAGACCCCCAGAACCTTAAAGAAACTAGCAATTAAGCCCCCTGCTGTACTACTTATGTTTTGTAGTAGGAGGTTTAAATTGTGTTCTTAAAGATAGGTTCTAGAGGGGAAGATGTGAAGGAGTTGCAGTTGGCCCTGAATGTTTTAGGTCACAACTGTGGAGTTGCGGACGGAATTTTTGGCAGAGGCACAGCGCATCAAGTGGAAAAGTTTCAAGAGTCTGCGCATATCCACGCTGACGGTATAGTAGGTCGCGGCACAATGAGGGCGCTAAATGAATCTCTTGATGCTGCCGGCGAGGGCTCATCCAAATTTGAATTGGGGAAGCACCCAGATCCGGTAGAAACTCTTCACAAAATGAAATGGGTCAAGGTCGAAGCGGACAAGGTTGACGGCAGCGGTGGATACAATCGATTTTACCTCAGAGAAGATGCAGCAGAGGCTTATAACGCCTTTAGAGGCGACGTTCTTGCACTCGGAGGTGTAATCACTAGTGCAGGTGCCCGCCGCCCTTTACACGACAGTTCTAAGTCGAAATCTAGAAGTACAAAGTCTATGCACTACACCGGCTTGGCCCTTGACATGGCTCTGGATTCGGGAATGAACAACCCCAAAAAGGAAAGATATGTTGTAGAAGAGTCTGGTGACAGGCGATGGAACGTCTGGTGTAGGACAGAGAACGAAAGCGTACCCAAGGTAAAGTTGTCTGGATATACGTACAACCACACCAGGGTCTTGGTCGAGGACCGATTTTTTTCGATAACAGACCTGGCAAAAAAGCATGGGTGGCAGCCCATCAGAGCAAGAAGCTGGTTTATGAGGGGTGGGAAGTTCACAGGGGCAGAATGGTGGCACTTTCAATGGGAGGACGGCCTGATAAAAGGTAAGTCAACCTTTGGTGGAGAGCTTTTAAAGCTATACTCCTTAACGGAATGCAAGGAGTTCGCCCACTGGGAAGACGCAAAAAATTGCACGTTTGGAGTAGATTGGTTTTAATATAAAAATAGGAGGAAGAAAGTGAGTGACATGAAAGAAATATTGAATGAGTGGCGTGGATTCGTAAATGAATCTGGACTAAGTAGAGTCTATAAACACATCCAAGAGCACGACTGTGCTGTGATCACAGCGTTCAGAGATGATACAGACGAATCAGACCAATGCACAGAGAAGGCAGTGATTGGTGGTGATAACATGGAGAGAAACCGAGACCTCAAGGCGACATTGCTTGGTCTTGGGTATGGTGTTACCAAGGTTGACGGATCTTACATAGAGAAGTTTGGTACACCATTGGCGAAAGAGGTTAAAGAGAACAGTTTGTTCTGCGTAAACATCAATGATGATGCAGACTTTGTGAGTAGAATCGCTGCCCTGGGTGAGAAGTTCTGTCAGGACTCTGTTATCGTGTTTCCAAAGGGCGGCAAAGACGCACACCTGATCGGAACAAACAACGCTGAGTTTCCTGGTTATGGTAAGAAGAGTATGCAAGGAGACCTGGCAATGGGTCAAGAAGGCGAGTTCATGACTAGAGTTAACAATAGACCCTTTATGACAAAGGAAGGCGTAGAATTGGAAACATACGAGAAACTTCCACGACTCCAGAGAATGGCAGTAAGGTCAATTCAGAAAAAGATTTTAGGATAATGTAATGGAATATATGGCTGTCTGGGAAGCACAACACATTGACGTCGTTCGGAGTGTTGGCTATATCGCGTCTTGGTCGAGCTTTTTGACTATTTTGGGCGTCCTGTTCTACCGAAGCAGTTGAATTTTAGTGATGGTTATTTAAAAATGATTTCTCACAACTATTTACTTTATGTACGAAAGAGAATTTATTACCGGACAAATAGTCTTTCTTCGTGATTATCCCTACGGTAAACCTTTAAATCTTTTCGGAAAGGTGGTAGGGTATATAGGGATTGATCGTTATAACATTGTTATGATGAACGGACTGCAAGAAGGCAGCGTTGTTTCTTATAAAGAATGGAGACTAATTTCTGAAAGGGATACGGAGTGTTTTCACAAGCACCGAAAAAATTAACATTTTATTCTTTCACCCCAAACGGTGATATGAACAGGATCGAAGTCAGGCCCACCGATGAAGGTGTGGTTTTAGTTGTCGGCGACAAGGAATTTTCCTTTGACATTGACTCTGCTGTCAATTTGGCAGATGCGATCATTGACGTGGCTGGAGATGTAGGTAGGTTAAATGATTTCCAATAGAAAAAGATTCGGCAAGAACTTAGTTGTGCACTTAGAAGATGGGGACTCTTCCTGTACTTTCCACGACATCGACAATCTAGACACAAAATCGATTGAAGAAGCAGAGAACAACTATGAAAAGGTGTTTGTCGTGCTGAGAGGACTTTTAGAGCGGACAGTCACAGATGATGAAGAAGTTAGGTTGACACTGTGTCAGAATTTGTCTGATGCTCTTAGGCAAAACAATCTTATTTGCAAGGATTAAAGATGACTAAAGGCGAAGATGTTTTGATTGTCAAAGATTACGATCTTTTCGACAACAATGTCAATGGCACTGTGGGTGTCTATATTAAACTAAGTGAGACAAACAATAAACATATGATCTATTTCCCAGACTTGCAGGAGTGGGGGGAGTTCGAGGAGGACTACTTTGAACTGGTTAAAACTGATTTTGTCCCTGAGAAGAACAAAAAGTTCGTAGACAGAGTTCAACCTCTTAGTGTAACTCTCGAAACATAGATGGTCAAATATGAAAATTAAAAACCTTATTCCAAATGTTGTTATTGACGGCCTTATAGTCTCTACCCTGGCTATGGGCGCTGTCCTTGTATTACCCAAAATCGTATATTCTATTTTGGTAAAAGAAGGAGTATTCGGCGATTGAGGGTAACGCTAGAAAAAGAATTACATAAGTAGCTTGACAAATCAGGACAAGTTTGTAATAATATATAAACAGAGAATACATAGAAGGAGAATATTATGATTCTAGAAAACTTGAAAACATTACTCGAAGTATTATCTTCAGAGGAAAATTTAACAGACGCGACTAAGACTGAGCAGGGTAACGCCGCAGCAGGCAGGAGGCTTAGAAAGGCATGTCTTCAAGCAATCAAGGACTTGAAGGAACTTCGGACAGAGGCTTTAGAGAGCACGAGAAAATAAAATGTACGCAATCACTGTGACTGATCATATCCCTGGACAAGATACTAAGACGGAAACGATCTATGAAGAGAACGAGCGTGATGCCCGCCGCACCTTTGTAGATTTGAACTTGTCCAGGTTCAGAGACACTTCGATCCTTGGAGACCAGTTTTTAAGGATCTGTAAAGAAACAGACCCTCTCGTCCTGGTTGAGAGATTGTATGTGTTTTTCAGGACTATTAGACCCGAGTCCTACACTGTGGAGTCCAAAGCTTTATAGTGAGGTCGGGGGATATAAAACTAGAAAAGTTTTATTGGTGTGTACGTCACCGGTCCCCGTGTACTGTAAAGGCGTACGCACTGTTTATGGTTTATGTGGTGTTTAGTGATCGGTCCAATGATGGATGGTACCATTGTGCAGAAATTGAAGAAATCGAAGGCATAGAATACAAATGAGAAGAAATGCTAAACTAACAGAGGTTAAGCGATTGATTATGGAAAACCTGCCAAGCAGAAATGATCAGGTTGGCATCACCAGAGCGAGCCTGCTTAACTATTGTGTGCAGGATGGGGTATCTCTCCAATTATTAGTAGAGCCCCCGCTTTTTGAGCAAGCACTCAGTTCACTAGTCAGTGAGCAAAATGTGGTTTATTTTTCTAGTGAAGACGTCCGCCCTACTTACAAGGGTGTGAATAACTATAATAAGTGGAGTTAATAGCTCCTGAAGAGGAAGTAGAAATGAAGGTAAAGGGATATAACGCAACTTTTGTAAAGAGTTCTGGAGAAGAACGTACGATGAATTTTGTTCGCAACGCGGACTTGCCATCGAATTTTTTGGATGGGAAGGTTAAGAATAAAGATAAAGACGCATCAAGAAACTATACTGAAGGTCGAGAGCTAGTTTGGGATCTTGATAGCCAGGGTTTTAGAACCTTTAACTGGGACACTGTGGTCGGGTCGCCCTCCACAGAAGAGGTTGAATTAAACTAAAAAGCCCGATCGGGCAGAGGAGAAATTGTTATGGGAAAGAAGACGATCGCTAAAGAAGGTCGCAGTGTAAAGGTGCACTACAAGGGTACCTTGGACGATGGTAAAGAATTTGATAACTCATACAAGCGCGGCGAGGCCATCGGCTTCACAGTTGGCGCAGGGGAGATGATTCCAGGGTTCGATTCCGCCGTGGCTGGTATGAAGGTGGGACAAAAGAAGACAATTAAAGTCCCAACAGAGAGTGCATATGGTGTAAGAAACCCAAATGCGGTCCAAGAGGTTCCAAAGACGTTGTTTCCTGTCGACTTTCCGTTCCAACCTGGGGTCATGGTGGAGGGTAACAACAACGGTCATCCCGTCCGAGGTGTGATTAACGATGTTGCCGAAGAGATGGTACTGGTTGATTTTAATCACCCCCTGTCGGGGATGGACTTGAACTTTGACATTGAGTTGGTTGAAGTAGATTAATTAGTATCGAGAGGGTCTGGACTAAAGCTTATGAAGAGGACGATAAAACACATTTCTTATCTTGAAGGAGATGGTAGGTCCGTACTTGAGTCTAAGAATGACGGTACGTTCCGATACATTTTGCATTATATGTCCGATAGTAGGCTAAAGTCAAAGTACGTAAACTACACCGCCAGGGAGTTCATCTATCACGAAGATATTGTCAATAACGATCCAGTTTTGACTTTGTTAACGGGAGAAAAAATCAGAGTCTTCCCTGGCGGAGATCCCAGCTACTTACCAGCAATGGTTGAGGGTGTCCTGAACAAGAACGATAAGAGAGAGAAGCTAAAGAGAAAGCTCGAAGAGCAGAAGAAGAAGCGCAAAGACTCGGAAAATCTCGGAGATTCAAGTGGCAACACTGATGAATATTACAACCCGTTCATATATCCAGGAGGTTGAGTGCCTATGAGGACGCTTAAACCTGGCGACCTTGTTTTAGTTCAGGACGAATACAGTTTGTACAACGGAGAGCCTGCTATGGTTTTAAAGTCGTTGTACTATAATTTAGCCGGTAAACCGACATCGGAAGCAAACTGGCATCCAGACTCGTATTCTTGTAGATTGTTGTTGCATAAGAGTACACAGTGCGTTACAGTTAGAGCCAGGTTCTTGATAAGATTGAAAGAGGGTGTAAAAAGTGCTTGAGATTATTGGAGAGATTGCGATTCTTGCTGCTGCTATCTTTATTGGCAGTGTAGCTTTTGATTGGTACAGGAAAAACAACCTATGAAACTTTTGTATTTACAAATCATTATTTTTATGCTAGGGTGCCCACAAGCATCGGTATAACAGATTAAGCCTCGGTAGCTCAGTTGGATAGAGCAACGGCCTTCTAAGCCGTGGGTCATAGGTTCGAATCCTATCCGAGGTGCTTTTATATTTTACAAGATCGACGACAGGGGTTAAGATAATGCCGTGTACATATTGTGGAAATCCAAAGCACACTCGCAAGCAGTGTGAAGAATTGAGTAACGACTTCCAAACTTACCTAAAGGTAAGCACCTTGGTGAGGGAAGATTATGTAGAAAGCCTAACAGAAAAGGGCATTGTCCCAGGTGCTATCGTGAGGACTTATAACAGAACAAATAACTTTATGAACAAGTCTTCTGAAACTCCTGTAAAGGGCATCGGAAACCTTGATATGTTTAGTTGCTATTCAGGCCCAGGCAAGAAAGCATTCGCCAATGATTCTCCTACCAGGGAGCACATTGTTCTTGACGATGACGACGAACGCTTGGTTACTCCAAACCATTGTTATGAGATTGTCCAAGCAAGCGACCAAGACTGGGAAACCAATTTCGTTACGACACAAGTTCTCACAGAGGACGAGTTCAAGGCAAGGTTCAAGGGCAAGAAGCGTCATATTGGATTTGAAACATCGTTGTTTGGGTGTGTCGTAAAGAAATACACTACTCACCAAGAGACAAATGAAGAGATGGCTGCTAGATATAAACGAGAAGATGAAGAGAGAAAAGCAAAGATGAATGATGTAATCAATGGTGAGTCAATTTATGTAGTAACAGGGACATCAACAACTGACGACTACAAGAGAGTTCACTCAAGCTCAGAAACAAAGACTGCAACAGACTTTGAAACAGCACAGGCACTTGCTGCCCAAATGTATTTAGAGCAAGCAGAAGACTGGGATACCTTCTATTCCCACAAGGATTTATTAGGCAAGTTGTCCAATGCAGTGTCCGACACGACTGACCCTGCTGCTACGACTTACGAGTTCTTCTCTAGTCACGGAGAGACTTTGTTCGAAGGTGAGTTTGTCCCAAAAACCTTTTACGTTACTATCGAGGAGCAGGAAACAGAAGTAGCGAATGTTTCAGCACTCCGAGAGGCAGTTCAGGACTTAGCAGAGAGATTTTTAGAGGGGTGAGACTTCGCAAGTGAAAACTTTTTTGTTGTTATTGACACTTGCCTGTGCTAGTGTAGATCAAGAAGAAAAAGAAGAGAGGAAGATTGTAGCGATTGTTTGCTACAATCCCAACTCTGTCTGGCATCTTTCAGAGTGCAACGATGAGTGCACAAAGAGAGATTATGATGGTGACGCACACTGTTTTGGATTGGCCAACACTATGTGTGAAGCTCAAGAGAAACCAGAGCATATTAGAATGGCCTGTGGCCTGTACTATTAAAAATTAACAACTGGCCCTTGGGCCGAAAGGTAGGTTCTCTATGAATCGTAAAATGTTAGAAGAACTAGAAAAGAAAATCCCAAACTTCAAGACAAAGCATTGTGAATGGGTGAATATTGACAATATGATTGTTGATGAGGCTAACAGTCAGATTCGCAAGAATGGAAAGGTAGCAGCCAAGGTACCAGGGATGGTGATCGACATAGAACAACACGGACAACAAGTTCCAGGTTGTGGTCGTCGTTTGCCAAACGGCCAGGTTGAGTTGAAAGATGGCATCACTAGATTCTCGGCGATAAAAGACATTGGTGACTCCAATGAATCATTTCACGGTCAGTTTTTGGTGTCTTTCTACCACGATGGTATCTTCGACACCGACGACGAATGGATCATACACCAAGCTAAGTGCAACGATCATGAACCATCAACGGCTAATACGAGTCAGGATATCAAGTATCAGATCAACAAGATGTATGTAAAGGGTACGTTGACCCGAATGATTGGGTTCAAGCACGCTGAAGATCCAAAGGAGTGGATCAAAAGCGCATCTAACTTCCTGAAGGAAGAAGTGTATACCCGCAGTCCTTTAACAAAGGATTCTATCAAGAATATTGTCAAGGGGATTATCAACAAGTCATTGCCCGTTGGCGAGAGGTACGAAAACTACACAAAATCAGAGGGGTTCGAGTTCTATTCAAAGGTCAACACGCTTGGTTGGAGCGGAACGGCTGGCAACGTAGTTGCTGGACATTGCGTGTATGCTGTGACTGGCACTGGCGATGAGAAAGACCTGATGGGAAATGCCTGGCGAAAGTCGGGTGTTCATCCTCACGCAAAATTTGATGTTATTGCTTGGGTTGGAGATCTTTCCGATAAGGACGATGACGGAATCACTCAGGCTCGCCAGAGGATTTTTGATATGTATTTGAAAGGGGTCAATCATCCTAAGTTTGGGAGAATGCTGAACAATCTTTATTTTCTGCCACAAATCAAGAGCGGCCCAAGCGAGGAGAACATGTACGAGTTGTTGGGGCATCAAACGCATATGAGGGCACTGTGAATGTGGCGGACGCCTAGGAATCAACCTAGCCGGTGCCAGAAACCTTGCCTTGGCTATTTAAAAAAAATAAACAATATTTAAATAAATAATCATTCCCTCCGTCTAACCGTCACATCCAAACAACAGGAGACTAGATGTCAGTACATCCAAACGTGGCAAAGATCGTTACACTAATCACCAATGAAATCACAACTACTGAAGGCAAGAAGCAAAGATGGGCGTCATTTAAGAGAGAGAATGTTGATGTTTTAAAACAACTGTTGGGCCTGGCACATACAAATGTCGAGAAACCAGGCAACCTCATTGGTTTTGATATTGATGAAGCTCGGAATCTCATTCTTATGAACTACACCGGTACAGCGCACAATGTTCTGCACGAGGTTCAAGGTGGTTGGACAAGTGTGTTAAAGGATATGCGTGGCCTTGTTTACGAGTTTGGTGGTCACACACCAAGACTGGTTGGTCGAGGGTTCGAGAAGTTCTTCAACTATAACGAGGTTAAAGAGAGTAACTGTAGCCTACTGGAAAGCAAGTACGGCCTCTGGACTAGGTTTCCCTGTAGGGAGAAGGCAGACGGACATATGATCGAATACTTTGTTCACAGGGGTGAATTGTGCTCTACAACCAGAGGCAAATTTGGAACTGCTAGTGCGGGCATTGCAAGTAATATGCTTGGCTTATCAGACTTCCGACAAGTAGAGAAGACACTCAGTAAAAACATTCTGAGTATTGTAGTTGAGTTAGTTCACCCGACTACAGAAGTCTTCGTTGATTATGACAACGCAGAGATGCTCTACCTGTTGGCTGCTTATGATTCTGATGGTCAGAAACTTTCACTTTCGGAAGTCAATCATATTTGCGATGCAATGCCCGCCACCTTTACTGCGCCCAACTCTCGCGAGATGTCACTTAACGAGCTTATTAGTGAAGTCAACAACCGTGAGGTAGCAAATCAAGAGGGTTGGGTTGCAGACTTTAACGGACAGCTTGTTAAGTTCAAGTACATCAGCTATATTGGAAAGATGGTCGAGAGCAAGCTCAGTTACAAGTATCTTATGAACTGTATCAAGAATAACAGACTGGACCATATGTTGATAACTTTGCCGGAAGAGGTTCGTGCGACTGCTTACAATATGGTCGGCAACTTAAACCAGATAGCAGAGATGGCCGTCTCCTGTGGTGATCACAAACTACTCTATCAACTTCACTCTCCAATGGAAGCCGGCGAGAGTTACTTTAGAACAGTTTGCAGAAATTACTTTAAGCACTTGACATCCTGATGGAAAATATTCTATATATAGTATGCTTGTCATATACTCTGTCGGCTGTTGTAAGAATGGTCGTGTCTAGAGTGCAGCCAAGCCCAGAAGCATTGAGGAAAACAAGGTTGGATAGACTGTACGGGAGAGAGTGATGAAAGAAAGATTGAACAATATTAGATATATGGTGTCTAAGGCTGAGTCCGTTGGTGCAATCAATCGCAGGCTATACCTCAAGTACGACCAATTTTTGGCTTCCGTGATCGGACAACTAGGTTTGTCTGATGATCCTGACTGCGCTTGGAACGACCGCGATTCTATCACTCGTCGAGGTGCCCTGACCCGACCACAACTTGATTGGATAGATGCGATTGAACAGAAGTGCTCTGAGGAAGTCGTAGCAGAACACGAAGCGTGGATCAAGGATTATGGCCAAGAACTTAGAGAGGTGGCGAACATTTGTGCAGAGTATTACTGTCTCTTGTCGGATGGATACTTCAGGACGACGGCACAGAAGGTCATTAAAGATCCTAAATCACATGTGCTGAACAAGAATGAGTTCACAGCTATGTGTATGAACAAGTATGCAGTCAAAGTACTAGAGGAGTATCGATCAGAGCCAAAGTTTAAAGCTGGTCAAATGGTGGAGATCAGAAAGACAAACCGAATTGACATAGCTCCAAACTTTGGTGAACCGAGTAATAGCTTTTCATACAAAGTCTTCAGAAAAGCGAGTCGTGGCGAAAGAGTCCTCGCTATGGTAATCAAAGCAAAAGCACGCCCAGCCAATCGAGCTATCAAGGGTGGTAAAATTTATAAGATACTCCCAGTACCAGCCGGTATTCCGATCTATGCTGCGGAAAAAGATTTAAAAATACCAAGATAAAATTGAATAACTGAGTTTCCGTTGCGTCTAATCTAGAGAAGAGGAGGTCGTATGTTTGAACCTGATAGCATACTTTGGTGGTTTGTGTTGGTGTTCGGCATAGGACTTTGGATCCATGGCACTTGTTTTAGAAAGAGAGACTAAAGTGTTGATTTTATTATTGTTTATTAATTGTTTGACACTCGGTTGCATTGTGTTTGTTGTTTGCAAATTGTTTCAAATCGAGCAGGATATGATAAAGGCAAAGATTCAGCACGAAATAACGCAACAAATCCCTATTAGAAGGAGAAAGTGATGAAAGTCGGCGACTTGGTTATCTATTCAGATGAAGTGAATACTGAATCTTACTTCAATGGTCGAACTGGAATCGTAACAAGATTCGTACAAACCAATTGGGATGGGGTGCAAACAATGGTTTTCCTGCACCCCACGAGCGAACGCCCTTTGGACTCTCGTTACTTGATGGACGATCCAAAATATTTTAAGGTTTTGTGAATAAAGTAATTCACTTTACGTCAAATCTATTAGAGTTAAGAATAAGTTGAAAACTATTTAATATAGGAGATAGAGATGTCGGTAGATTTTAGAACTTTCAACAGCGTTGTTGGATACATTACGGATGCGCTGAAGCCAGTTCTTCTTCGCGGTCGCCACGGAATTGGCAAGTCTACCGTAGTGTATCAGTACGCCAAAAAGATCAACCTGCCAGTAGTAGAGCGCAGAGCCTCACAGATGACGGAGGGCGATCTTGTTGGCCTGCCGGTTATTGAGGCCAATTCTACAAGATTCAACCCACCAGACTGGTTCAAGTGCGCTTGCGATTATCCAGTTGTTTTGTTTCTGGATGAAGTTGATAGAGCGACAATTGAAGTTCGCCAAGGCATCTTCGAGTTAACGGACAGCAGAAAGCTAAACGGCCATCAGTTGCACCCAGAGACTCTCATATTCGCAGCGGTAAATGGCGGCGAGCATGGCTCTCAGTATCAGGTAGGTGAAATGGACCCAGCGGAGTTGGATCGATGGACTGTCTTTGATATCGAGCCTTCTGTTGAGGATTGGATGCTGTGGGCAGGTGATAATGGAATCAGTAAGGAAATTATAGAATTTATTTCTACAAATGATAAGCATCTTGAGCACGAGAGTGATTTTGAGCCCAACAAGGTATATCCATCGAGAAGGTCTTGGGAGCGTTTGAGTGAATGCTTGTTCAACACGAACTTGCTGGATGAATGTAATAGTGAACTTAGGCAAGTTACCGCCGCTTTTGTTGGTTTCGAGGCAGCAATAGAGTTTTTCGACTTTGTTAAGAACTATGATAGATCTATTAAGCCAGAGGATATAATAGAGCACGGTAAGTTTCATTTGACACTAGAATTTACAGCCAACGAGCACTTAGCTCTGCTACAGAAAATTAGCGCTTCTAAAGTCTTTGATACAGAAATCAACGAACAACAAGCGCAAAACTTTGCAGAGTATTTTATGACACTAGACCCAGAGATTGCAATGAAAGCTTGGACAGTCTTAGGCTCCGGCACGCTTGACAATACAATAATGATGCACGACGTTGAAACCGAGAGTGGAGTATCTGTGTCTGCTCGTATGCTGGAGCTTCTTGGTGATGAAGACAACTAATAAATATAGTCTAAGCAAGCACCTTTTTCAACTCCTACTTGAAGAGCCATTTTTTGCCTCAATTTCAAGAGTTGTACCCAAGATTGCTGATAGTAACATTCCTACCGCACAGGTAAGAATAGAAGAAGACGGCAATTACATTATGAGCTACAATCCTGAGTGGTTTTCGACTCTCAGTGATGCTGAGACCCTTTCGGTTTTGAAGCACGAACTATATCACATAATTTTTGAGCACTTAGCCAAGAGAATACCGACTCAGCCAAAGTCGATTTCTCCAGGCGATTGGGGAAAGATCAGAAACATAGCGATGGACCTATCAATCAATGCACACCTTAGCGATTTGCCTTTAACGCCTAGTGGAGAGCCAGCTTGCAAACCTGGCTTTGGAGCGTTTAAGGAATATCCAGATAAGCAATCTATGGAGTTCTACCTAAAAATGCTGCTATCTCAGTGTGAAGATTCTGGAGTTCCAGCGGCTGGAATGGTAGACGAACATTCTGAACCGTCGAGTGACGCGCAGAAGCTGGCAAAGGAAAGGATGAAGAACGTCATCACGCAGGCCCTTGAAGACTGCGACAGGGCAGAGGCTTTTGGATCTCTGTCCTCTGGAGTTAAAAAGGATTTGATAAGGTCTTTCAACTCCGAGATAGATTGGAAAAAGGTTTTGAGATACTTCGTTAAAACCAGCCAGAATGCCAACAAGATGTCCTCTATCAAGAAAATAAATAGAAGATATCCCTACATACATTCCGGTAGAAAGACGAGCAGGACTGCCAATATCGCAGTGTCGATTGATCAGTCGTACTCCGTAGACGATGAAATGTTAGGAAAGTTTTACGACGAATTGAACAAGCTGTCAGATATAGCAGAGTTCACTGTCGTACCTTTCGACTCCAGAGTCGCTGAAGATAAAGTTTATACTTGGCGCAAGGGAGAGAACAAGAAGACTGAAAGAGTCCTTGGAGGCGGAACTTGTTTTGATGCTCCAACCGAGTACGTAAACAACAAGGGATTCGATGGTCATATTGTTTTAACTGATTTGTGTGCTCCAAAGCCAAAGGCTAGTAAGTGTCAGAGGATGTGGATTACCACACAAAAATACGCATCAAAACCATATTTTACTACAAACGAAAGAATTATTGCAATAAACTAGTTATGCTATGGAATACAGAGTTGGAGATCTAGTGGTAAGTTACGCAGTATCTGAAGGTGACATGAAAAGCCTGATGTCCTGGGGGCTAATAATAGAAACAAACCCGATACTCAGAGATATAAGAGTTCTTGACAATCAGGGCATAGTGCGCTGGTGGTCTTCTAAGACTTGGAAAATAATTTCCAGAAAGCAAAAATAACTTTGAATTTATCTAAAAGACATACGTCTATCAAAGTGAAAGGTTAACAAAATGAAATTTATTGATGGTGAGCTAGGATTTACCGAAGTTAGAAGCAACATCATGTCAAATGGTCCTTCTATTTTAAAGGCAGTTATAAATTGGTACTTGGATGGCTCTTTAGATCATCCAGAGAAAGCCAAAAAACTGATCAGTATTCTTGCTTGCATCTGTGAAGGAAAGATGAAAGCCACGACTAGTGACGATGGTATGGTTGATTTTTCATTGACAAGTGAATACGAAGATTATATACACAAATGGGATTCTATTTTTAAAGATCTTGAACAAGAGAGTGTTATAAGGGGGCCTTGGGTATGAGCAGATTTTTACTTTTATTATTGACTGTAGTTTTATCTGGATGTATTGTCGAGACAGAATCTAGATTTAGACCCGCAAATGGATCGGTGGTTTATTATGATGATAACAGTTATGAGTATACAATCGGTTGCTACACAGATGACTATGAATACGCTTACACTGAGGCGGATTGCTTCCCTGGAGTTATATCAATGGTTATTTGTGACCCTTATTGGGTCCGCCCAGGTTGTGTAACACCTATCGAGGCGCGAAGAGAGTTTAGCGGGTGCAGATTAACACACATTTGTGAGGATTGGTAGAATGAAAGAATTTATCTTGGTGACTATTGGATTTTTCTTAGGCGCAGCGATTGGTGTCCACGGACTGATGGATATAGTGTCAAAGGTAGCAACACAATTTCAGGGAGTTATATCGTGACTTTACAAAAAGACTTCGCAATGGGGAACGTTCGCAGAATTGCAAAGCAAATCGTCGATCTCGGAGATCAGAAGCGCAAGGAGGTGCTGTCCAGTATGCCGTCTGAAATGCGTTGCAAGGTTGTAGAGTGCATGGTCGGAATTAAGGTTCTGAGAGGTAGAAAAAATGAGATTTAAAAAAGGCGATTTGTTAAGACTGAGAAACTATAGCAAAAAGCCGGAAGTTTATTTGCTTGTAAGTTCAGAAAAAAGCGTTTACGATGGATTCTATAAGGCGATCAAGCCAAGCGGAGAGATTGTGCTACTAAATATTGCGATGTGCGAGCTAGCGGTACCAAGGCTTTGAGTATGCGCATTATTGATGGCTTTTTCATCATAGTCATCACTGTGGCAATTGTTAACAATATATAAAGGAGAGTAGAATGTATGAATTGATCGCACAGAGAATTTGGGATGGTGTTGCTCCACGTAATAGTAGTTACGAGCAGATGTCTAGCTCTATGAAGTTACTAGCAGAAGTCTGCGGTTCAAGCCCTGACATTTACCAAAGAGTTATCGCAATTGAAGGGTTTAAGGCTAAGGCTTGGCGAGCACTTGAGAAGATGTCGTATCAAAACCCTGGGTTGTACATGGCTATGGGTTATAATGAAGACTTCTTGTCAGCCAAACCAATTTGTGACCTGAATCCATATCACAATCAACGAAAAGGACAATAAGATGAACAGATCTTTGATAGAATATAAATTTAATCTGAAAGATTGTTTGATTGGTGTGTTAATCGCCACAACTTATATCGTATTGGTTTATGGACTTTTAAGTTTTAACTAAAAAGACAAAATAGTTTTTGAATATATCCAAAGGGCCCACGTCTAACCTACAGAACCAACAAGGAGAACAAGATGAAAGTCGGTGATTTGGTAAGGTATCGTCAGGGTTCATTAGACTTGACAGGCATTATTGTAGGGAGTGACGACTTCGGTGATTATTTGGTCCTATGGAATGAAGAACGTAGGAATAGAAAGCAGTTGTGTCGTCCCCGAAACCTGGAGAGATTGAATGAAAGTCGTTAAATTATTCTTGACAGAGTTACAAGCCTTACAGTATGTTGAATATATGGATGGCATTGGAAATTTACTCATCTGGAAACGACTCGACGGACGATTTGAAGTTATTGAAATGGGGTAAGTATGAACAACAAATTTAAAGAAAAGGTTACAATATGAGCGGTATGTACAATACGCAGAATACTGAAGGTAAATGGGTTTCATCGTTTAAACGCGCCTACACCGAAAACGAGTACGAAAGAATGTGTGCAGACGAAGCAATTGAGGGTATGGAGCACTATTATGGCAATAAAATCGCAAGCCTTCGCCGGAGCTTTGACAAGATGTTCAGCGAAGGTAACCTCCCCCTAGGGATGACAGATAGCCCATATTGCGGGTGTGAAGAGATTTTTATGCGTGGATTTGCAAAGAAAGCAAACGGGATCTTAGAGGACATCGCATTGGCAGAACAGTGTTTGAACGCTTTGGTATCGTTGTCCAATCGTGATAAAGTATTTGGTGATGATTAATCAAATAAACTTTGAATAGATTAAAACAACTCACGTCTAACCTACAGAACCAACAAGGAGTTACTAGAATGTATATGACGACTGTTGATGACGACATCGTTTACGTCAAAGAAAGCGACATCGCCTGTATGAACCGCGACCAGCTATTCGAGCACCTAAACCTCGTTGGCGAACTTTTTACGGAAGAGTTAGTTGACTTTTATGAGTCAACCTTACGTGAGCGTGCGCTTGATCATTTCGAGGAGTGTCGGAACATTTTTGTGAATAGATATTACGAGCAGAAAGAAGCTATTACCGCTTGGAGTTTAAAATGAAAGTCGTTAAATTACTCTTGACAGAACTACAAGCCCTACAGTATGTTGAACATATGGATGGCATTGGAAATTTACTCATCTGGAAACGACCCGACGGACGATTTGAAGTTATTGAAATGGGGTAAGTATGAAAGACAAAATACAAAGAAGGATACAAACTACCGACCCAATTGGAGCACAAGAGGCGTTTGACGTTGCCTCTTTCTTGTCCCAGTCGCATGGAATAGTTTTTACTCGCGGCGGTATGACACAATTGGTTGACTTTCTTAATAAACTTGAAACGTCAGAAGATATTTCAAAGAGACCATTTGAAAGTCGTTCCAGAACCCCAACAACGGCGGAGGATGGCATTCGAGACATTGACCGAGCTATGATAGTGAATCGCAGACCCGACTGGTAAAACTAAAACAATTAAAAAAGCTAAATAAAGTTTGAATAAGTTTTAAACGGCCCCGTCTAACCGGCATAACTAACGCAAAGGGGCTAAGGGTGAAACAAGAGAGAGTAATAGAAGCCGCCACCGTTGAGGTGGACATGTTCACGCTAGAGCTTGGCTATGTTCGCATACAGGGATATGTGATGGAAGAAGACAAGACCATCGAGTGCATTAAACTTCAACTTATACATAGCCAAGGCGATCATTTTACGGTTGACTATGATATTTTGACCGATGAGTGTAGAATCTACTTTGAAGAACTAGCATATAAAGAATATAAAAAACTTTGAATAGATTAAAACAACTCACGTCCAACCTACAGAACTAACAAGGAGTTGCTAAGATGTATATGACAACAATCAGTGATGAAGTAATTTATGTGGACAAAGAACAGATTGAAGGTATGCCAAGGTTTATGTTGATTGAACACTTGACAAAGGTAGGCGAGGTGTTTTATGAAAGTTGGGACGACTTCACAACAGAGGAGTTAAGAGCCAGAGCTTTGAAGCATTTCGAGGATTGCCGTTATACTTTTGTTAACACATTTTACGAACAGAAATTTGCAATCAATGGAGCATTCCGATAAAAAGTTAAATAAAGTTTGAATAGATCTAGAAGGCCCACGTCTAACCAGCACAACCAACGAAGAAAGATACAAAAATGAGAGTCGGAACAAGTAAATTTAGCGGATTGCCAAGTCTAAGAGAGCCACGTCTACGCAACGCCGGCAGCGTTGAAACACTACACGGTAGCAAAGTTTTTATGTCAGTGGCTAAGATCAACAAAATGAAGAAGGATGAGCTAAACGATTGGCTCACCTTGCGCGGCTTTGCGCCCGATGCTTTCGATGGCAACAAAGAGAAAAAAGAAGTCTTAATCGAAGATCTAAGGGGAGAATTGAATGCGTAAGACACACGAAGAAGCTAGCTATCGTCTTGCCAGCGGGCTGGTGTCCGAATTGATGTCACCGTTGAAAGGAAAGCTAGAGAGTGCAGTGTTTGACGAATTGAAGCATCGTGGATACGATAAGAACCAAGCATTGCACACTATCTTGAGATTAATTGAAGAACCAGAAACGATTAAAGAAGTTTTGCACCAAGCCCTTGACAGTTATTGCAGTCATTTAAGATATTTAAGATTAATGGGAGAATCAAATGCTAGTTGAATGGTTTAAGAAAAATCACCACGCCACAGCAATTGTCTATAAGGACACGAATCCATTGGCGCACCATCCTTATGTGTTGGCTAGTTACTCGACAGAGGCATCGCGACCGGAGATTTTGCTTTTTCCTTGCAACGGTCTTGGGAATGTTACGAACTGGCTAGAGCTTGGTGGCGACTGCGGTGGGCACTTAACGCCAAGGGATATTCCGAAGATTGTTTACGAGTACAATCAAAAAGTAAAGAACAACGAGCCAGCAGGTTTTGCTCTTTGAAGATTGTCAACTTATTTGATTTTAAACACGACCTTCAAGAAGCAATCGATGAAGAGCGAGAAATTGAAGAAATAATCAAAAAAACACAAAATGTTTTAAATTCTTTGAATATAGAACGCACGCCTCCGTCTAACCCGCATAACCAAAAAAAAGGAAATGGTAAAATGAAAAACGAATTGCAAATTGATTACAAGGTCACACTCGACCTTTCCGTTATGTTCAAGTCTAACGAGAGCTTAGACGGTATCGACATCGAGCAGGATCTAGTGTCGATTGTTGATCAACTTGTCAAGGATCATTTGGAGTTAGCGGTCACAAAGATGGAAGTTATGAATGACGATGGAGATTCAGTGGAATGCGAAGCCAATTTCATCGTAAGTGATGGAAATACAAGCGAAGTTTGAGATTTTACCCGATTTCGCGATTTTTTTTGCGGGATTTTTTTCCTTAACAGTGAATAAAACCAATAACCTTTACGTCATACAGACAGAACCAACGAAAAGGGAATAAAAATGGATAACATCTGGAAACCTAAGAACGGCGAACTCGTACAACTTTGGGATGCTTTCGCAATCCGTACAGATGATGATGCTAGAATCAAAGATCATGGACGCCTCGCATATATTATGCGAGAGTCGAAACGAACCGACACGTTTCTCTGCTCGCAGGGTAAGAAGCGCCACCTCGAACACATCACCGAGGGCGATGTATTTAAATGTATCTTGTTTGGACTTGACTCGCGAGAAGTGGCTCACGTTCATATCGATAACTTACGACAACCAAGGGGAGAATAATAAAAATACAAAAGCGTTGGCATATCGTACACCAATTTATTTAAATTTAAAATAGTTGACGGTTATTGCACACTAACTCATTGATATGCTAATGCTTTTGTATTTTTGTTAAATAAAGTTTGAATAGAATTAGAAGGCCTACGTCTAACCAATAGAACCAACCAAAGGATAATAAGATGATAAAATCCAACACAGTGGAGGTAGTCCCAGGCTTGTCTTTGAGCTTCCGTATTCAGTTTAAGACCAATGGAAAGAAGGGGTATTACATCGCAAAGTGTGGTGATATCTTCTTTGTCAACAAGGATCGGACGGCTTTGGAAGGTTTTCTCAAATCTAGAGGTCATGAATGGTGGGGACAGGAAAGTATGCGCTGGAACCGTCGCGTACCTGAATAAATTGTTGAGGTCGGTAAATAAAGTTTGAATAAGTTTTGAGCAGCCACGTCTAACCAGTGTAACCAAGACAAGGAGATATTGCGATGAAGCAAGTGGTATATACGTTTGAGCCAATTTTTGATAGTGAAGACTACGTAAAAAGCAATTCAGAAAGAATCGTTAAGTATTACAGAGAGCGCTTAATCGCGCTGAAGCGAGCGATGGATGACGGTATCATCACCAATCAGCACTTCGTTTATGAACTCGGAATGATACGCCAAGAAACTCGAAGACATCCCGGTCTGAACAAAAAAGTGTTTTGTTCAGAAATTTGGCTAAAAATAAATGCTCGAAGACCGCTAGTCAGTTCGGGCACCCTAACATCAGCACAAATAGATTTTGCAAAAACCGATTAATTAAATAAAGTTTGAATAGAATTAGAAGGCCTGCGTCTAACCAACAGAACCAACACAAGGAGAGACAACATGATGAATCTAAGAGACTTACGACATTTGCGATCTGATTTTGAATGGTGGCACGATTTTGCTGGACACCCGTCTTTCAACCAAGTTGATCTAGCGGCTTTGCAGTGCATAATCAGTGCACTAGATATGCAAATAAAATTTGACATGAAGCTCTCACGCGGGTTACCTAAAGGTACTACAATGGCACGAAAACAACTAGGCATCAAGGGCAATGCTGAAAGCCTATTGGAGCAAGCCAAGACTATTCAAGCGGAATGCAAACAACTATTGGAGCAGGCATCATGAACCTAGACGATACACTTGGAGCGATCGCGCTAGCTATGATTGGCGCGATGATGATATTGATGATGGCGATGTATTAAAATAAAAGTTAAACAAAGTTTGAATAGAATTAAATGCTCTGCGTCTTACTAGTGTAACCAACGAAGGGATAAAGCAAATGAGCCAGTACAACGAGTTAAGCAACCTTTTGTCAGTAGAGTTTGAGAACAGGTTAGAGCGTGCTAGCGTAACAGGGCATCAGCCAGTATCTGATTTATGGGATGATGTCAACGGTACAATCCACTACCGTCAAATCGAGATGATTTTGGATGCAGACTTAATCAAGCGTATCAAAGCAGAATCAAACACTCGATGGTTAAATTAAAGAAAGTTTGAATAAGTTTTGAACGGTCACGTCTTACTAGTGTAACCAACAAGGAGAAGGCAATGAGAGCATTAATTTTGATGGCGATTTTAGCTACAATCGGATGTGGCGAACTAGTAGAGCACAACCCAGACTTTGAAGACCAAGTTTGCTTAGTGACCGACACTAGATACAGTCACACTAGGTCATTCTGTATCGGTGATGATGGTCGAGAGTGTTTCGAGTCCGTCCATATCTTGTGTGACTTTGCAGGGGAGCAAGACCGAGCCGACTGTATTCAAGCCAACGAGCTACCAGAGCTTGGCAATGATTGCAAAATGGTTAACGTTTGTTGGACACATTAAAATAAAAGTTAAACAAAGTTTGAATAAGTTCTGAACAGTCACGTCTAACCAGTGTAACCAACGAAGGGATAAAGCAAATGGAACCAATTCAAATTCAAATCGGGGATATCGTGGCGCATCCGCCGGAGCTTATCGAAGCAGACAAGACAATGACGCTCACCGCCGGCACCGGCAAAGTATTAGAAGTCAGGGGTCTCAGCGCCCTTGTAAGATGGCAATGGGGGCAAAGCTATCGATACCTCGAAGACCTCAGACTATACTCGCGCCCATCGGGAAAATGGTGGGCATGGGCAAATAAAGTTAAATAAACTTTGAATAGAATTAAATGCTCTGCGTCTAACTAATGTAACCAACGAAGGGATAAAGCATATGAGTCAGTACAGCGAATTGAGTAACCTTTTGACGGTCGAGTTTGAGAATAGGTTAGAGCGTGCAAGCGTAACGGGGCATTTACCAGTGTCGGATTTATGGGATGATGTCAACGGTACAATCCCTTGGACACAGATAAAGATGATTCTGAGTGCAGACCTAATCAAGCGTATCAAGGCAGAATCAAACACTCGATGGTTAAATTAAATAAAGTTTGAATAGAATTAGAAGGCCTGCGTCTAACCAGTGTAACCAACGAAAGGCA